CCCGGGGATTTTTTTAAGACCGCCGCGATGAGGTAGGGGGTGCGTTTTTGGAGACCCCCTCCCCATGCCATTAAGCCCTGCGGCAGCAGTGCAGATCAAGTGATTATTTGTTTGTATTGGCTTCAAGTTCAAATGTTTTCAGAAAAGAAAACAAAAACTTTATTCAAAGAGCATTAGACCTCAACCTATAGTTCAAGCCTTGTCTGCTTTTGTTGTCTTCGTTCTCTTAACTTTCTTGTAAATGTTCATGAAGTCGTAACGAATGATCTCGTCAATCGCTCTTTCGATCTCTTGATTGTTTTCTTCTTCAGAGAATTGGTCAGAAGTGTGAGCAATTCGATCGAGATAAGCGCAAGTGTTGTAACCCTTTTCCACATCAAACAGGAACCAATCGGAGAACTGTTCAAATGGATTGTAAGGGTTGTCAAATGTAGTAAGGGCACAAGAACCATTCATACCAGTCACTCCTTTCAATTCAAGTAATTAGACACTGTGCTCGTAGAAATACCAAGAGCTTCGGCAATTTCCGATGTACTGTAGCCAGAAGCATTCATTGAAGCAATCTTATTCTGCTTTGCAGTGCTGAGAGTTGTTGTCGCTCTCGGTGTTGCGCGCTGTCTAAGACTGTCAATGTCCACATTGTCGATGATTTGGGTGAGCTTATTCTCGCTAATAGCACCAGCTTGAATTGCTTCCCATTCACGGTCTGTAATCTTGATGGTTTCTCTCTTTGCGCCAACAGAGGCACGAGCCTGAGTAAGCGCCTGCTGGCTTGCTTTCTTGAGCTCACCCTTTGTCATGTCCGGGTTATCCTGCTTTTTAGCAGCCACTACCGAATTAGCCATAGTCTGAGCCTGCCTTTCTCTGGGTGCATTCTTCAGAGCTACATTGAGCTTAGCATTCAGAGAATCGACCTCAGCTTGATAGGCCTCTTTTGCAGTGGCGGAGTAGGGTACTTTCCCAGTGGAGAGGATCTCAAGACGAGCCTGGTTGCCCAGGGCTTTCATTTTGTTGGCATAGTTAGCATAAGCACGCTCCACGGGGGTATCAGCTTCGGACACCAGGGTATAGGCGTCCTTTGCCTCAGCCATCTTAGTGCTGGGCTGAGTACGCTCTTTGACCTTGCCAGTTCGCTTATCGACATAAACAGGATCATCCACATCTTTCCATATGTATTCGCCTGTCTTTTCGTCGATTTTCGGACTACCTTGCCTCTTAGTGACGGAAGTCTCCGATTTAGCACGGGAAATCAGCGTCGAAGCACCCTCGTGGTATCTTCCGTCTTCATCAACTGTGCCCTGATACTTCTTTTTCAAAGAGCTGATGCCGTTGTCGATCTCACTTTGCTTATAGTCCAGTTTGTGTTTTTCGGCATCGATAACTACCATGCTATGGCGAACGGCTCTTGCAAGCTCATCCTGCGTGGCGCCCTTCAAAGTCATGTCGGTAATCAGATTAGAAATGACACCCATCTCTTTCTGTGTGTTCTTCATAGGCTTGAAAGTGCCAGCAGGTTTTCCGCCATACTCCAATTTTGGGTCAAATCCTTCAAGTCCCTTCAGAGGAGGAGTGGAAGTAATCTTGACCTTGCTTTTACCAGAGTTACAGGGGATGACCATGACAGTATCACCATCAAAGTCAGCACCTGAAAGCCGTTCCGCAACTTTACTGTTAATACCGATGGCATCTTTAGGCGTGTTGCCAAGAATTCGGCGAGCCTCTGCCTGCTTGTTATTCACTGTAAGGATAGGAATCTCAAAAGTTCCGCCATGTGGGTAACGAACCAGAGCTACTGTTTCACCATTCTTATAATTCGGAGCATACACTTCATTGTCTTTCATCGAAGTGATAGGTAGAATCACCTGATATTTCTGACGAGGAAGAGCAGCTGCCTGAAGGTGCACAGCAGCAGAGTCACAATCATCCGCAAAGGATTTCAGTAATGATTTTTTGACAGTCGGATTTGTCAACGAACAGATTTCATCAAATTCAGCCATCTTATCAGATGCCGCCAAGTTCAGCTGTTTATTGACCAGACTCAAACTCTGTTTAGAAAGAAACTGGGAGGGGAGTTTATCCGCCCATTCACCCCAGTCGCCCTCTTCGGCACGCTTATTGATAAGGGAAAGCTGTCGTTTGCCATCAGCATCGATGTAATAGCTCTGCCCACCGGCTTTGATAAGTGAACCAAACGGATTGTCAGGGTCATCCTTGACCTTCTTCAGAACATCTGATGTCGGAGTGCCCTTTTTCTTATTGGTGTTGAACATTACGTCCACACCATCAGGAAGATCATCAGAATAGACAGCCATTCCTTTCAAATATCTATTACCATCCACCAGAATGCGAACCTGAGCATAGTGAGAATCACCGAGAGATAAGTCATCTACACCACGACGAATTTCAATGACGCCATCTTTCTGAATTCCGCCGTCTTCTGCATAACGGATTTTCAAGCGGCTTGAATCCATGCTTTTGGGATAGACAAACTTATCGAAAGTCTCGCCGTCATCATGAGACACATAGTCTCTGACAGAATGCACATTCTCGAAATTATAAATCTCTTTGTGCTCGGTTCCAGGAGGGCAAAGGACTTTGATATTTGTCTGCTTGCCAGGGTTTGTCACCTGAGGGACACCGCCGCCATAGATGGGATAGCCTTCCATTTCCAAAATATAAAGAGCCTGATTCATTTTCTCTTTCGAAATACCAAGCTCTCTTTCGACTCCGGTTCCGACATCGATCATGCCTTTTTCCGAAATCTGTTTTTTCAGAAATTCAGCGGTCTGCTTTGCCTGATTCATACGAGCTTCGGAACTCTCATTCAAAAGCGAGCGAACCGAAGAATCGTTAGCAAAGCCCATCTTGTCAGCGATTTCATTCAAACTATAACCCTTAGCACGAAGAGCCTTAGCCGTAGCGACATCAGCAGAACGGCGTTCATCCTTTGCAAGGCTCATCTGGGTACGAAATTGGGTTGTACTCAAACCCATAGATTTTGCAATGGCCACTTCTCCTGTGTAAGTTTTTCCATCTTTATCGGTAAAGGTGAAATTAGACTTTTTCAGTTCTTCCACACGAGAGAGAAAATCGCCGCTGTGCTGATAAGGATTATCACCCGAACCCCAAGGATAACGACCAGACCTTCTGGGCATACCGTAATGCATTAAAATATCATCCGTGAGACTCATGGTTTAACCCTCCTGTTCTCTGATTTTTCTAATAACCTTGTCGAAGGTAATAATTTTGTCCATGATTGGAACAATATCTTCGGCAGTAGGCGTGCGATATAGAATTTCATTGTTCTGATACAGACGAAGTTCCATCTCGATTTCCGATGGTTTCACCTTGTATTCCAAACAAAAAAGAGCAGCGTATATTTCAAGCTGCTCCATGTGTGCCGGCACGACACCGGTCTTCAAATCGTGAATACGAAGAGTACCATTCCGGAACACAATCGTATCAGCGGTGCCAAAGCAATTTTCTGAATAGAACAGAATCTGTTCAGGTACCATACGAAAACTAATTGCGTCATTGACATACATGTTCAATGTTTTCTGTGACTTGGGGAGTTTTTGTCCCAAAGTGATACATTGACATGCAAAGTCATGTAGAACGGTTCCTCGCTGTGTGGCCAAAAACTTTGAATAAGCATCGGCTACTTTTGTTTCATCATAGTTAATCCAATGATACTTGCTGGCACCAAGAAAAGCGTGTTGCCCTTCAAGATTGGAATGATTGTTGAAGATCATGCAGCACTTCCTCCTTGTTCTCGGGGCAAATAAATCTGGAAAAAGACATCTCGTCCATCTTGCCCACATAATATTCTTGGTTCGGTTGTTTTTTTGCGCCAGCGTGTTGTTTACATTCCAGAGCAGCCCATTTGTCATTGAACAGAATAAGCAGATCAGGAATGCCCTGTAAATATCCAGAGTCGCTTTTCATCACGATGCAACCCGGAAAAAGTTTCTTAAGCTCCTTAATGAGCTTCGATTGAAATTGACTTTCGAGCATTGGCAAATGAGCCTCCTTTCATGTAGTTTTTTCAAAACTGAAAAGAGAATGTCTATTCTTAAAAATAGCTTTTTTACTCCTCTCTTCATAAAAGGGGATGTATTTTTCGCGCGGCGGAAAAAGGCATAAAAAAAGACCGAGACACCGTTTAAGCATCTCGGTCAAATATAAAGTTGTTTGTTATCGAGCTTCTACACTTACTGGATCAAGTTCAAAGAGACCGGTATCAGAATTGTAGCTCCGCACTTTAGCCTGTATTCTTACATTGCTGCCGACTTTGATATAATCAGCAAGCGTAAGTCCGTCTCCTAAATCATATACACCAACATCCTTAAACTTAAAAGTTGGGCCAGGGTTTGCAGTATTTTCATCCACATAGTCTCCAGCACTGATTAGCAAATCATATCGGGTGTCGTAATTATCGTGGTTTGTAAGATAGGTAATACAGCCATCAAACTCAATAACCTGATTCTTATGAGCCTCTGCAAAATCGGCATACGATTGATCCATATCTGCTTTAAGAGAAAGCATTGCTGCCAATTCTGGAGAATTATCTACTGTCAAAATATCAACAGTAGGCTCTTCGGTTGAAACGGATTCGCTATCTGTTTCAGAAGTTTCTTTTTCCGGGAATGTGTGATATGTGATTACGACCTCGGCATCAGCCGGATACCAAGTATCAGCAGAGTATCCAGTATCGCCATCTACGGAAACAGATTCAACCTCGCCGTCTTTTGTAAGCCAACCGGTAACAAGGTCGTCAAGTTTTTCAAGTTTGATGTTTGTGAAACCACTACTTTCAAATTCGTCAACTACTTTTTGATAATCCTTGCCTTTTTGAATACTGGAACCCGATGGAGTTTTAGCTTCTCCTTCATGCCCATCTGAACTGCAACCTGCAATCGTAAATATCATGACAATCGCCATGCACGCTGCCAAGAACTTTCTCATCTCATTATCCCATCCTTTCCGAGGGCATTAAAAAAGTGCGCCCCCACAACGAGAGACGCACTGAAAAAGTGTCAACCCTCATTGTTGCCACACAATCTCAATCAAGCCGCAAAGGGACAAATGAAATGAGTAAAGAGAGAAAACACTTTTTACCAAAGCAGTTTTCCCTAAACGACTTGAACATATTAGATTGTGTGGCGCTTATAGTATAGCACAGTCTGAAAGAAAAAGAAAGAACTTTCGGTAAAAAGTCTTGACATTTCCATCGACTTGTGCTATGTATTTTGGCTTTTGGTCAAATGCCCACTTTTTTCGCCCTATTTATATATTTACTAAAACTTTTTATCACAATTAAATAAGAAATAAAAGTGGGAAAGTGGGCTTTTTTCACAAGAAAAATTTCAAATCGGCGCAAATCGGCCATTTTGGGGCAAAAAACGCTCAAAAAGTGCCATTTTCAGAAAATGCCTCCGAATTCTTCTGCCCACTTTTGGTTTTCAAAACCGGGCTTTTGCCCACTTTTTCTGGGCTTTTTTCAGGAAAATTGTCCGTACACGCTCAAAAATTTTTTCAAAAGTGGGCTTTTGCCCAAATCCGCCAAACAAAACCGGGCTAAAATTTACTCGATTTTCAAGTATGTACGGACTCATTTCGCTCATCTCCAAACCCGTCCGTTCCGTTTATCAATCAGAATAATCCGACCTTCGATCTCGAAGCCAGCCAACTCACACAAGTAAAACAGTGTATGCAGCAGCCTATGAAATCTTTCGTCTTCTTCACGCTCAATATTCTTGAGGGCTTCGTAAGCGGTCGGGTCAGAATATCCTTCGGCATTTCGTCGAGGATTAGTGGTGTTCGCCATGATGCAGGTACTCCTTTCTTCTAAATTTGTTTCAAGATTGCTACGCCTTCTTTCAAGCTTTCCGGAATATCAATTACTCGCTGATTGCGGCTTCCTCGGAAATCAAGCTCCAATGATTTTTCAGCCTGTACGAACGGACCGTCAACAAGCACATCAATATGTTTCAGAAGCTCGATGCCTTGCTTGTACAAGGCTTCAAAAAGATAACCAGTGTAGCACCAAACGCTGAGTCCCATTTGATGAGCTTTTTCAGCGATCAGAGCACACTGGTAAATCTGACAGAATGGTTCACCTCCGGAAAGGGTGATGCCGTCTATCCAATTTTTTCTTTTTGAAATATCATCGAGTATATCTTCGATCGACACGAGTTTTCCGCCACCGAACGGGTGAGTTTGAGGATTATGACAGCCGGGGCAATGATGAGGACAACCCTGTGTAAATATCACATATCGGATGCCTTCTCCATCAACAATGGACTCCGGCTCAATCCCCGAAATTCGAATCAACTTCATGCTTGACACGATCTCGCTCCTCCGCACGCTTAGCGTCATTCCACTTATCAAGAGTTCCGACCAAATATCCAGTGATGCGACGAATGCGTTCGAACGGAACTCCATCAGCCTCGCTCCGTCCGCAGCAGGGACAGGTGTCATTGATAATACCGTTGTAGCCACAGACAGGATCTCGGTCTACAGGATGATTGATGCTTCCGTAACCGATGCCGGCTTCTTTCATGTGTCTTACAACACGCTCAAAAGCAGCCAGGTTTTTGGTCGGATCACCGTCTAGTTCTACATAGGAAATATGACCGGCATTGGTAAGAACATGATACGGTGCTTCAATATCAATCTTCTTAAGTGCCGGGAGATGATAATAGACCGGAACATGAAAACTGTTAGTGTAGTAGTCACGATCGGTAACTCCCTTAATAATACCAAATTCTTTTCGGTCAGCTCTAAGTAAGCGTCCGGCTAAGCTTTCAGCAGGAGTAGCAAGACAGGTTACATTCATGCCAAACTGCTTGCTTTTCTCATCACAATAGTTTCGAATATAACCTACAATTCGCAGACCAAGCTCCTGAGATGCTTCATCTTCACCATGATGATGCCCTGTCAATGCTACAAGACACTCTGCAAGCCCACAGAAACCGATAGAGAGCGTTCCGTGTTTCAGCACCTCTCCAACCTCATCGTCCGGTCTAAGCTTGTCAGAGTCCATCCATACGCCTTCTCCCATGAGGAACGGAAAGTTTCTAACTACTCTTGACGCTTGAATCTCATATCGATCGAGAAGCTGTTGCATGGTTTTGTCGAGCATTCCGTCAAGCAGTTTGAAAAACTGAGGAATATCACCGTCGACCACAATAGCCAGCCTCGGAAGATTGATAGAGGTGAAACTCAGATTACCTCTTCCGGGAGCGATCTCACGAGACGGGTCATAAACATTACCCATTACACGAGTACGGCAACCCATGTAGGCAACCTCCGTTTCAGGATGACCGGGCTTGTAATATTGGAGATTGAAAGGTGCGTCAATAAAAGCGAAGTTAGGAAACAGACGCTTGGCACTGACCTTCATCGCCAGTTTGAACAGGTCATAATTCGGGTCATCGGGATTATAGTTGACTCCCTCCTTGACACGGAAAATCTGAATCGGGAAGATAGGCGTTTCGCCATGACCGAGTCCTGCTTCTGTAGCAAGCAGAAGCTGCTCAATAGCAAGACGACCTTCCCAAGATGTATCTGTGCCATAGTTAATAGAGCTGAACGGAACCTGAGCGCCGGCACGGGAATGCATGGTATTCAGATTATGAATAAACCCCTCCATAGCCTGATAGGTATCACGGGTGGTCTTTTCCATAGCATAGTCGAGAATCCATGCTTTATCTTTCAGATCGTTGAGGCGTTCGCAAATCTCATAGCCTTCTTTCAGATATTTTTGATAGGTGTAACGGACACCTTCGGCCATAGCATAATCGAAGTCCACGACACTCTGTCCGCCATGTTGGTCATTTTGATTCGACTGAATGGCAATAGCAGCCAGAGCAGCATACGAACCGATGCTTTTTGGAGCTCTCAGATGACCGTGTCCGGTATTGAATCCATTCTTGAAGAGCTTGCGAAGCTCAATCTGCGTGCAGGTCGTCGTCCATGCATAGAAGTCAAGATCGTGTATATGAATCCATCCATCGCGGTGAAGTTCTGCAATTGCAGGTTTAATCAAATACTCCAAATTGTACTCCTTGGCGGTATTGGCACCATATTGCAGCATAGCCCCCATGGGGGAGTCACCGTTGATGTTGGCGTTATCTCGTTTCAAGTCGCTGTCCTTTGCTTGAAGAACGGTAATACTATCAAAAATAGCTTTTACCTTTTCTCCGAATCGTTCATTCATAGAAAACCCTCCTTAAATATCATCCTGATTGCGATGCAGACTGTGTTCAGCGTCGAAACCATCCGGATACCTGGCTTTCAGTTTATCCACATTCATCTGCATGATGGTTTCAAGGTCATACCCAATAGCGTTTGCACTTACAGCGAGATACCAAGCCACATCTCCAAGCTCTTTAGCCATATGTGCAGTGTCCAGCTCATGCCCCTGAAACAGATGCTTTTTCAAAATATCAATTGCTTCGCCGGCTTCTCCGTTCAGTCCCATTAAGCCATTGAGCAGAAGTTTCTCAGGCGGTAAATCTCCTGGGGCTGTGCGAAGAGCTGCCTGCTGATAATCGTTCGGTGTCATATTTTTTCCTCCTGTGATTACGATTTACCAGTGCAATAGCCTGGTTTATTTGAATATCAAGCTGACGTTGTTCTTTTGCTTCCCGCAGACGGTCACGAACAGCCTGAATATCCGCTTTTGTCGCTTCTCTGGCAAGCATGTTTTTTCTCCTTTACACAAAAAATAAGAGCCAAGGTTTAACCTCAGCTCTTACATGACTTGTTAATTTTTAGATTTGTGGTATTTCCAGGCTTCACAAACCGTTTCCTTGCATTTCGGATAATCGGGGCGTCCGCATTTGTTGCAGATAAGTTCTTCTCGCCCGAGATCTGGAATATCTTCCTCAAATTCTTTGATAACAGTAGTCCATGCACCGTCTTTTCTTCGAACCGGACAGGACATTCTGGATTTGACTTTCATTGACATCGCCTCCTCGTAGTATTTTACCACAAATATAACAAAAGTAAAAGGGCTTGTTACGGCCCCTTTACCTTTGAAATCGAGTAACTTACGAAATCATGATCTTGTAGCGTTCGTTCAGCTCTTCAAACACTTCCTGATCTGCTGCAATGCTGATGTGAAACTCAATCTTGCCCTTTTCGTTCAACACGGTTTGGACAGCAGGTTGAAGTTTCTCAGCAAACAGCATTCTCAAACAAGTGCCGAGTTGCCGATCATTAACTGCCAGAAAATAATTCATTGTGCGTTACCTCCTTTCATAATAGGGGGTGTATTTTTCGTGCAGGAAACCGTTTGTTAGAGTTTCTCCGTCTCGATAAGGTGCTCACATTCATGTGGGTTTTCATCCGAGCAGACTTTATATTTATCCCAGTATCTTGGGCATTCATGTTCCTTTGCGTTTTTACTGCACATCGTCCATAGTGGGCACAGCTCTCCGTAATAAGGAAGCTGATTGACTACGAATTTCATCATCTTTCATCCTTTCTTTTCGCCAGTAATAAGCTTAGAATATGGCAGACTTTCAATCCAATCACAGAACGTATGCCATTCGTCGAGTTTGTGATTCCGGCGGGACTTGTAGATGTTTGCCAGAACCTCGTAGTTCAGCATGACTGTCCGGCGCTGGTTATAAGAGCTTGGCAGAAGTTGGATCAGCTGCCACCAGATCTCGTTCTTACTCATGTTCTCGATAATATCGCCAACCTCATGACTTACCGGGAAAACGCCATTTTTGAGATCGGCATATTTGACGTAGCACCAACGATAGACATTCAGAATATCAATCGTCTTCTCCAGATGCTGATAGGAAGGATAGATGAGATGCTCATGACTAAAATCTTTCGGCTCAAACTCCTTCGCGTGGATCTTATGCATTGTCGAGCAAGAGTTCGCAACTGTCCCAACTTTATATGTATCAAATTCCTTCCACCAGTAGAGCGGAGCAAGAATATCAACGTAAACGGTAATCATCCGCATGAACTTCCGGTGATCCGTCCCAGCATTGCGCAGCCGTTTCATCAGGTCGAGGTCGTTAGGACCCAAATATAAACCACTTTCTTTATCACAGCCTGAAACGGGATGTCCGCAGAATTCATTACACCATACGTATCCTTGCGTACAACTATCGCTCTTCTCCCAACTATTCATCGGATTGCGCATTCCACGAATGGCGTGCTCCCAGCCCATAACTTCAAAATTACTGATTTTCAGCATAATCATTCTCCTTTTCTACATACACGCCAAATTCCTTATTAAAGTTTTTGGCATGGTCAATATCAGTTGTATGATTACATTCATTTGAACAAGTCTCACACTGTCCGCCATCGCAAAGATATAAAACTTTATCTGGAGATTTATTGTCATACCGGAAATTCCGATCATCAATGTACATGTTCGCAAATATCTTCCGTGTATTGCCGCCAAAACGCTCGATGATGTGAGGAAGATTCTCATTGACCGCATCGAATTCAAGTCTGTGTTCCGAGCACCAGTTCACAGCTTTATCGAGCATTTCTCCAACGCGGCAAGTCCATAGAATAATCTTAGCGCCAAATGATTTCCGCATCTCAATGAGATAACCAATAAGATTAGTATTTGGCTCTCCGATTTCCGGCCATTTGTTTTCGCAAAGGGTGCCATCGAAGTCAACGGCTATAATTTGCTCGTTCATGTTTTTCTCCTTTCGGTTGTCGGTATCACAAAATCCACAGAATAAGTTTCACAGTCAAAGCGACTAAAATAGCCGCAATACAAACTCCAATTACAAAAGCCAAAGCTTGTCCGACTTTATATCCAAGGCTATTTTTGTTATTGCTTTCCATAATTAACCTCCAAACTGAAGACCTAGATGAGAATATAACTCTTTATAAAGCTGCTTCTCAATCTCGTCCTTATACACTTTGACAACTTTGCCGTCAATAATCGTATTTACAGTCTCTCGAAGAATCGGTTGAGTCAATTCAGCAGCAGACGACGCACCTGCTTCAGCTACAATCGGCTCCGGCAAATATCCGAGTGCTTCTATTCGTTTGTTTTTGCAGTTATCTTTAAACGGGCATTTTCGGCATTGTTCCGCTAGTCTTGACAGACCCATCGTTGCCGCCTCCTTTCTTGACTGTAATCAGCTTTTTATAAATATCAAAGGCTTCCTTACCTTGAAAAGCGTTAATGATTGTGACATCTCCATTCTTTTGGCGGCCAACAATAAGCACACCGTCATCTCGTTTGGAGAAATCAACGCCAATAATCAAGCTTTCATTGATTTTCGGATTTTTCATCAAGATCCACCTGCTTTCTCAAATATCGAACTAGGTTTTCGCATAATTTGCGATGTTCACAGCGAACAAGAGTATCTGTCATTTCGATAATATTGAAGCCGGCATAATATTTTTCCGGTTCCTTCACATCAGCCGTAAAATTGGCACACCCATGACAGTATTCTTGGACATCCAGTTTAATCATTGGTATCCTCCTGACTAAGCAGTTCTTTTGGAATAACTGTTTACGTACTTGGTTTCATTGAAATTCCGTTTCTCACTCAAAGCACGGCTGATCGCCAAATCGATAGCGGATCTGGATTTCAAGTGATAGTAATACAGTTCTTTGAAAGGCGTATTTAGCCTATCAGTTCTTCCGGCAGACTGCTTCATAATTTTGTAAGAGTAATTTTGCGAGTAGAACACGATGGTATCGGTGCTTATGCAGTTCCATCCTTCGGCTCCGGCCGTATACTGCACCAGATAGACCCAACTGTCTGAAGTGGGAATTGGCTGATGCTTATGACCGTTCCATTCCGCAACCTCGACATCATCTCCGTAATAGAGATTCTTAAGAATATCAAGTTCATAGTCAAAGTTATAAAAAACAATCATTTTCGGATGTTTCTCAAACAGCTCTATCAAAGCGACTTGCCTGGAGTCATCCGAATTCACGATCCTGCGCCATACATAGCACAGCTCGCCGGCGTTTATAATCGGTTCATTTTTATAAGGATTCCACCTAAGCTTTGAAGCGTCCTTATACTTGGCGACATCGTACTTCACATAAACATCTTCGTGGTGCGAGATAGTTTCTCGTTTGAAATCCATCTCCACAAGAATCCGGTTGCGAAGACGTATCAAACGTCCGACGCCTAAATACCGGTCCACTTTCGGATACTTGCCGTTTACCCAGGTCATGACCATGTGTTCCTCTTTGAAAGCCGTTCTGTTTTTGTAGAATCCATTAGCCACAAACACCGGAATATAATCCTCCCAGGTGTCTCCTGGTGTGGCGGAGAGAAGAATCCACTCATTAAGCTTGGCTATCTTCAAAAACGCTTTTACCCAAGCTCCAGAACCCACGACTCTCTGTTCGTCAAATATAAAGAAGGCGTCCGTTACCGTTGCATACTTGCCGATGTTGTTCCACGAATCGACTATCACTTTATTGGAATATGAACTCGCTTCGGGATGAGTAGAAAGAAGGAAGGGCGAAAGCTCACCCTCCCATTCCTTTGTATCCCTTTTTCTTGCTGTCGTGATGATGTACAAGTCTTTAGGGCTTTTCATCTTCACATAATTTTTTGTTCCAAGTTCGCCTCCGTTTTGTTTGTAATAATAGGCTAATGCGGTTCTGGACTTACCGCTTCCAACGCCGCCGCACAGAATGCAGCCGTTTTTCATTCTGTCGACAGCGTCTAATTGATAATCCCTTAGAGATATACCGGCCATTACAACACCCTAAAAAGTCGCCGCATTGACCATATATCAGAAAAATACATCATGGTGAACCAATAGTTGTCCAGAGAATCATTTTCAGTCATTGGCTCGGTCAGTGAATTTCCGACCTTGATGTAAGCGGCAACGCCGAGGAGAGATAGCTGAATATAACACATCAGAGCTACTACCATGTCGATATCCTGAGCAGCTACCAAAATATGATTCTGGTAATTCAGATTGGCTTTTTCCAGTCTTTTTCTCGCTGCATGAATACCGGCAATCAAAGTAGCTCCAGCGCCGCAGCAAGGATCGTTCAGGGTGATATAACCGTCTTTCTCGACCTTTCCAACAACATCTTTCATGGTGATTTCCCCCATCAGCTCGCAAACATGGTAAGGTGTAAAAATCTGCTCATGTTCTTTACTGTTAAGGCCAAGTTCGGTGTAGATGCTTCCCAAAAAGTCCTGCTCTTGATTTTCTTCCAAAGCCATCACCGTATATGTGGCAAGCTCAGAAAACAACGGCTGCTCCTGTTTATTGTATCTTTTGATAGTTCGCAAATATAACGCCTCTCTCTCATCGAAGTGGTTTTTATCCACCGGATTCGATAAAGCGCAAGCGAACATAATAATGAAGTCGCTCCATATATCCCAAGAGCGATGCCGATAGGTTAGCTGTCTGAACACTCGCAGAAATTCTTTTCGAGCATCTAAATGGTTTTCCGAATTTTTACCGGCGGGCTTTTTTCGGTTAGGCCTTTCCGAAACCTCAGAAACACCTTTTTCAAATCCTTCGGCTACACTCTCTCCATATTTCAGATTGTCAGCGATATGCTTCGGAATTTGTTTTTTAACCGGTTGTTTTCGTTTAGGTTTTTTCTTTTTCCAAAACAATTGATTTCGCCTCCTTTATGCTGTTTGTTTTTCTCCCTTCGGTGATTAATGGAACGGGGCTGTTTCCTCTTACTCTCATAGACACACGTATCTAGTCAAGACCTTACTGGACATTTAACCGGACATGCACTAAGCCAGCACCCCTATTTCACTTAATTAAAACGGAATAGCTTCGTCATTCTGAGGATTGAAATTTATATCATCATCCTCGTCATGCAACTGCCGACCTCTTATTGCGTACTTAGCAAGAATTGGATCATCCTCAGTACGTTGAAAAACTTCCAGAGTTTTAACATAAAGTGATTTACCACGATCACTTTCGTATTTGTTCAGCACGACATTGACCTTATCAATCCAAATATAGTCAATGCATTTAACAGATTCTTCGTCCAATTCGGTCATGTTGTCTTCAACAATCAGTAGAACCTTAGGCGGCCATTGTTTAGGCTCACCATTTCGGTCTCGATAAGCTAGTTTGATAACGACATAGTAAGTAGGAATAAATTCCTCTTCTTCACCCTCTTTAGGTTTGGTCATTTTCACATTAAAGCCTTCGTCGATAAGTTGACGAGCTATGTTAATATCTGGAATAACTAAATTTGCTTTTCGTTCGGCACTACCGTATTTATCACGTTCAGGATCTCCAGAGAAATTTGTGCTGAAAATGAATCGGGTATCTTCGATAAATACATGATTGTTTCTCATAATAATGTTTTCTCCTTTTTTTTAATTTTCGTGTTTTTCACATGGGAACGGACACGATCTGCACTCTTCATCGGTACAGTCGCAAGAAGTGTTGCTAAAGTCGGATTTAACCAATACAAATATCACAAGGGCAATAACCAATAAAACAAGCAAAGGTATCACCTCACATCAAATGGCGTTGGCTCTTCTTCATGCGGTTCTCCAGCTCCAAACCACGGGGGAGTGTTGTCGGAAACAAACGGCTCGTCCGCAACAAACCGTTCGAAATCCCCATAAGAAGACAGAGACTTCACCGCCTCATCTACAAGATTGTTGTAGTAAGTGCGGTCGATATCATTTTCCTTACCGAGTTCCCGAACCATCTCAGACTCCAGCCATCTGAAGCCTTTCGAGCCTGTCGCGGCCGCATAGCCTTTTTCTCCGGTTTTCCTATTCTCCGTTTCGCGAAGCAGAATACCGCCTCCGCATCCTGGTTTGATGGGACAGAACTGACCGACCTTACCAATGAAATGATAATTGTGGCCTGAAGCAATCATGTCGTTGAGTTCCTCATTAGAAACGTCTAGCCATTTAAATCCATACGAACTTTTTCCATTCAGACGATTATATTCTGCTTTAGAAATCTGATTACTAGGCATTCGTCTAAGCGCCTTAATTTTCTCTGCTTCAGATACGTCCGGAAGATTTTCATTCATATCTAAATATAACGCCGAGGTTACCGATTTGGTCTCGCACATGTCCTCGAATTCAATCGGTTCCTTACTGAACAATTTCTTAAAGACATAAGGAACCTGGAACTGGGTGCCAGTTGCGGTCCATTCTCCTGCGTGCTTACCGTCCTTATACTTCGCAATATAAACAGCATCGTTTACAAGGCACATGCGGTCATATGTAGCCTCGTGTTCAAAGTTGTAGCCATACTGCTTGCCGTAATCCATAACGAACTGAATGATTTCCGGAGTCGCGTCCGGAATCTTAATGGAGTCCGTCTTAATATGGGCAACAATAAAGCCCCGTCTCTGGACCTCGTGCTTGAGGTTTACCATAAACAAGGCCCCTCGTTTGGCAACGATGTTATCCTTGTTACGATTATCTCGGAACGGATTTTCAAATCCAGCTGAGGTCAGACCATATACCGAGTTAATTGCAATCTTCAGAGCCTGCGCCAAATCAGCCGCTGCATTTTCATCGGTCAGGTATTTAGCCAATGCACCGCCCAGCATTTTCTTGGCTTTATCAAAATCCTTATGCTTGATTGCGATACGAGCCTGGAGAATTTCATTGAACCGTTTCGTGTATTCCGGTCCGAAGAGTTCTTCCGCTACGATACTGCTCGGATGCATGGATGCAATATCCAGCAGAGCAATGTTGCTGTACATGCCGGGTTCAGAATATACATAGCCGCCCTCACCGACTTCTTCACCTCTATAGACAGACTTACCGCCCTCGAATGTGTAGCCAGGAAAGATGGGGCGATGGTTTTTATCGAACTGTGTGAACTCGTCGTAGTCTTCAAGCCCCATTGTAAACGGAAGATCCGCATTAGGATCGAAGATCTGACTCTCGTCACCCATAAAACGGTAGTTGAATTGATCCTGCGGCTTTCGATTGTTACCGAAGATGATCTTGGTGGTCAGAGAATTGGTCGTATCATTGACCGTCATACCGGCCACGTCCGCCAGAATCTGTCGAGCCGTAAAATCAGCTTTTCTCGCATTGAAAACAGCTTCGGTAGCAATTACATCGTTGTCGCAGTATTCGGCGACTTTCGTCCACATCTCTTCCGGAACGGGCTGGTCCCACGGAAGGCCGAGCTCCTGATGGTGGATGCCCAATTCGATTTCCCATTTCTTCAAAGATTGTTTCTTCGAGCAGAAATCATAAACGTCCGTATAAGAAACGTTATAGGCTTCACCAAAGAAGCAGTTGGCGCTTCCGTTGATAATTCTGCTGGAAAGCGAGAATAGCTGCTCGTTCGTATAACCCATTAGCCTGGCATAGAGAATGTGATTGTCATATCTGCGGCAGTTAAAACCGACCAAACGAAACCGCATCAGCTCCTCGATTTCAGCCGACGTAGGGTTAATCATACGGACAACCGGCTTTCCTTCGCCTTCGATTTTCCAGTTGACCAGGAACAGGTTCGGAAACACCTCAACATCGTAAAACACAAGTTTAGCGTCATCGTTTTTTGTTCCGGAAGACTGGTCGGCAGATTTGAACTGCATCTTATTGACCAATTTGATACAGTAATCCGCCTGATGCGTGCTGCTCGCGGCGAAGGCCAGCACAGCGTTCCGCATATCTGTAACATCATAATGAAGATCGCTTGCGTAAGCGTCCTCAAGAATTTTATAGATGAAGTCGATACTGGGTTTAGTTGCCGGATGGTATTCCTTGTTCAGATTCCGTTTGATTTGCGTTCTAAGACCTTTCTCGCTCTTCACCCCTTCAAAATTTATCACTTGCTTTTCTCCTTTCAGTGGCAAACCAGAATTGATGGTTGCGATGGGCAGGTTATTGCACTTTGTCAATTTCCGGCGCAAAGAGCTTTTGCCGTTGAAAACCTTAACTTCAATGTGGTCGTCATAGACTCTGCTCAGCTTTGCCGGATCTTCCGCATAAATATAATGCAGATGAATGCCTTGCCCGCTTTTGCTCAGTTCCGCATAAGTGGGTGGCCATTTGCTCGCCTCCTTCAGATTCAGTTCAAAAGACTTGTTTCCGTCCTTATCCGGAATATCGAAGTCGATAACAATATGATTTTCCGGAACCTTAACATAGTGGAGTTTCGACGTATCAATACTGCTCAGCTTCGTTTTTACTTTTTCCCATTTGGATGTAGGGATTTCTGATGAAGTCGCATACTGAGCAGGGCAGTCCGCGCACTTTTTGTCGAAGATGGACGGCTGCGCTTTGAATTCGATGAGCTTCTGTTCCGGCTCCTCCTTTTCCGAAATCGTCTGCTCTTCAAATTTCTCCGTCCGAAAACCGATATAATAGCTTCGGACACGAGTGCCATCGTCCAGATTGAACCGCTCTTTGTAATCGCGGAAATAGTTTTTCAGTTCTTCTTTAAAAATCCTCTGAGAAAACGGAAACGGCACCTTTGCCTCATCACAGTACGTTTTGTACATTTCCCAAGAGGCTTTCAGTGTCGTTCCGTCTTCCTTCTTAAACACGTGGTAAGAATCAATGATGAAGTTGTAGAAATCATTAGATGCACCGAGCATCGCGACCGGAATATAATCATCGTACCTGCCCGGATTTGCTAAATAGACATTTTGACAGTGGTATGCGATGGCGCCAAGTTCAAACTCAATTTGTTTCATTACCGTTTTGTATTCCTTCGGGCTCAATTTATCGCCGGATGGAGACACATCAATCAATCGCCGAATTAAACCCGATTTCGCATCGGTTATTTTCACCGGCTTATTCGTGCCCATAAACAGAAAACATTTAAAACGGTTTGCGTAAGTAGACTTGAACTTTTCATTTACCGTCATCAACTCGTGAGAAACGAGGCTGTTCAGCCTGGTATTATCCTCAATGCGCGACAAATCCCCATCGTGCTGAATAGCAACAAGCGGATTGCTCTTGAACGCCTCCAAAGCAAACGAGTTGCTCGAAGAACCAAGCGCTTTTGCGTCGAACACAGAATAGTACCCGTCGAAGAGCTGCTGAATGATGTTAAGAACCGTGGATTTACCAGTTCCTGCGGCGCCATACAAAACCATAAATTTCTGCAATTTTTTAGAATCCCCGCAGACGATAGAACCGATTGCCCATTCGATTTTTTCTCTCTCCGTTTCAGAGTATAGAGTAGACATCAACTTGTCATAAGCATTGATGGTCCCTTCTTCCAGGGGGTACTTCAGCTTTTTGCTTGCGTAATCTTTTTTGTTCGTAGGCGTATTTGAAAATATCAGTTTTTCATCCAGCATGTGGAACGAATCTCTCATTTGTTTCTGACAGTATTTGTGCCACGAATCGATCATTCCAGATTCAGAGTCCCACATATGCAGGACTTTAACACTTGAATCAAAATTCTTGCGATTCTCTTCTGCATACCGATCGAGTTCCCGGTCGATAAGCTGCAAAGCATCCTGCTCGTCCGTAGACCATAAACCCCGGTCTTCCAGCCATATGGCATAGAAGTCGCCACCTCTAATCATAAGATCAGAGCTTTTTTTAATGATAAACTTCGGGTAGATTTCTAATACACCACGCTTCGTACTACGTGTTGAAATCATTAAAAAGTCGATCATCGAGGTTCTTTAGTCTCCTTCCGTCTGCTTTAGCTCCTTAATTTCAGTTTTCAGAGCCTCGATTTGGCAACGCATATTGCGAATCTCAAACTCTTTGACAATCAGGTGCGCCGTTACGACCGTTACCCAAAACGTAACATTATGGTTAAACGACTGCTGTTTCCTGATGGATTTCCCGATCGCCCGGAACATCGTTTCCGAATTCCGAAGGCTTCCGAAAATATAACGGACCATTTCATCCATGAACTTTTCCTCCTTTCATTCCTGCAAGAAACTGGTCGATAGTTTCAAACCGCCAAGTTTTTTCTCCATTAAACGAAAATATAAATTCCTTGCCGTCCTTTTGCCGCACACGGATACTGTTTTTTCCGTTCGGAAAATAGGTTTCAACCTTTTCGGCAAATGCCGGCAGATGTTCTTGAAAACACTCAAATACTTTGCTGTGAACCATAGCAGAATTCCTTTCTTTACAGGATGCTGTCCAAATACCAATTCATCTGCCACCAGATTTCAACAGTTCTCATGTCATACTTGCAGCGTTCGACGGTAAACAAACCGCCTTCGCCATTTCGCTTGTATTTGCGGTTCATAAATCGAGATATCACATCGTCCGTATACGCCGCATCAAATCGAGAATCACTCATCGACCCTAAACCCAGACTGACAATCATGTTCCAGAACCACTGTCCCATGCGATTGCCGATATCTGGGTCGGTCATAATATGTTCTTCGCAACGAAACGCTAAGGCAATAAGCATCTCCAATACACTGCAAGGGCGGTTATCCAGATAACTGGCAATCATAAGACCCTCGTATTCTTTTTCATAACCAAAACGATACCGGAGGTCTATCCCATCTTCTGCTCGATTTCCGTCCATCGGCAGCATATATTGAAAATCAATATTATGCAGATGACGAAGAAGCTTCTGATAAGACAGCCTCCGGCTATATCGTTCGTTACATACGAGCTGACACATCCACTCAAAATATTCATTGTTCAGCTCAATTTCAGTCATTCGATCCTCCTATTAGTAGTTGGAGCCTTCCGCCACATCGGAGAAAGAACGATTGTCTCTGAGAATTTCATAGTCACATCTCAGGCGATCGTTACGAATAAAGACCGAATCATCCTCATACTCTCCGAAATGTTCAGCAAAGTCCTCGCCAACAGTGTCCTCGATATCCTCGACGACTTCATCTTCATCGTCGGCAAGGACTCCGTCACCAGCATAATAGACCAGACTGATCTGCGTGTAATTGTCATTCTCACCGTAGTCGTCCGGAGAGATGACATAAGGTTCATTGGGCATAGGCTCATCCTTTTTTTCTTCAGTATTTTTCTTGCTATGCTCCGTGTAATTGGTATAACCCTCTTCCTGGAGCTTAGCTGCATAGTTCACCAGGTCGGGTTTCAGCTTGGCAATATCTGCCTTATGCTGATTCTCCTCCTGCTTTTCATTGCTCTTTTCGTTCTTGGCAATATTAGCGATTACGGGCTTTCTTTCGGCAAATGCTGCCTTCACAGAATCAATCTCTTCCTGCGTGATCTGCTCGTAATACCGTCTAAGACAAAGCCACGTCGCTGCGGCGCCTACTGTGGCCCCAGCTAAGAACATGGCAAAACCGGTTTTACTCATCTTCGTATTCCTCCTCGTCAGTTTGAATTGTAACAACAGTAATGGCGAGACCTCCGAACAGCAATGCTGCACTCAGGAGAATCCCGCCAGTAATGTGTCTTTTCCGCCGACTGTCCAGCATGGCGTCGACGGTTGAGATGAAATCATCCAAAATATCCATCATTTACTCCTTTCCACCAGAGAGAACAGCAATGCCTCCTACGAGACAAAGCCCTGCCATAGTGGAAAGAATGTACGAAAACAAAGCTTTCATTTTATGTTCTCCTTTCAGTCATAACTCGAAAAGTAGTGACAACACTCCTGAAACAAAGGCTCACCATACTTGCTGTATCCTCCGGCCATGAAGAACACACAATCGTAATTTGTCCGTTCCAAAAGTTCTTCCTTTACCAACTCAACAATCTCAGGCATGACATAACAACGGTCAATCCTGCTGTTCCACATTACGCTGAATTGATTGGGCTGATAAACAACATCGTACACAGTATCCGGGAAAGATGGATGATCGATACGGTTAAGGATTGTGTCGATAACCAATCGTTTTCCCAATTCTGTTTCTCCTTCAGCTTCACCCATGGTTACGAGTGCTATGAGGTCGATTTCCTCTTGTGTAAGAGGATAGTCTGGCTCTTTCTTCACCTCTGGTTCCAAATCAGGAGACTCCATCAGAAGATCCGCCATTATCACCGGCTCTACCTCTGCAAGAACCGGATAGGATTGCCTAATCTCCGATGTTTCTTTATCTGTAGAGCGAACAACGCCGCATACCGCAAAACCGATGAAAAATATCATGCAGAGAACGGTAGCTATCGCTCGTGGTTTGATGTGCATTGCTAAAACTCCTTTACAATAAAATATCACCCCCAGTCCAAGTCTGAAGGTGATTGATTACATCTTTTCCCAGATGTTGCCCTCAACATTGAAGTCGAGCAGAAGTGCCGGCTCATGACGACCGTCTTCGGTCTCGCGCTCTACCTCAACGATGCGGAAATTAACATAGCCATCCGGGCCATCCTTTGTCCAGCCGACAATCTGACCAGCAGGAGTACGAGGAAGATCAAGATCGTCCAGAACCTCATTCAGGAAGAGGTGACCACGGGTCTGAAGTTTGTCATTTGCAAATGCCTGCTGTGCCTTGAGGAACATACGGTTATAATCGGGGTTGGTTTCATAGTTGCGGCTCTTGCTGTCGAAATATACAGCATAGTCGCTCTGGAGATTAGGATCAGCGACCATCACGGTCTTCTTAACCTTCTTCTCCTTGCCGGTCTCAGGGTCAACTTCGATTTCCTCGAATTTCTTCGCCTTGATGCCATACTTCAGTTCGGTATCGACCTGCTCTCCGAAGCGCTCGATGACCCGACCGCGATATTCCTTGAAGCTCTTATCAATAGCGGCATAGGCAGCGCCAAGAGCTACATTGCGCTTGCGAAGAATATTGTTGGATGCCAGAATGCTGGTGATGGACAGAGTGCCGAGAATGATAGCAGGAGCATAAAGCTTTGCGAGCTTCATTCCGGTCTGGGCATAGACAACAACCGTGTCCTTCTTGCCGTCCTCAGTCGTATACTCCTGACCGTTGATTGCACCGGTTTCCATACCTTCATGAATGGTGTCGAGAGTACCCTTAGTTTCATCGAGAATCTCTGCTACCTTAGTGGTAGCCTTGCAAGCGAGAACGGCACTTACGACCGTACCGGCAATACCAGCCATAACGAGAATCTCGGGGCTGTGTTTCTTGAGCTTCATAACGGTCTTGGAAGCCACACCGTTCACGCTCTTCATGATTTCAGTCTTATTTTTCATGTTTATAAAATCTCCTTTTCATTATTTGTTGGAATTGATTTCTGCGCCACAGGCAGCATAACCCGCTAAATCGACATAGCTGTCGTCCGTAGCAGTTCCTGTCCTGATTCGTGCGATCTTAAGAAGCGCCATCATCATGGCAACATCATTTGCGGTAAACTCAACGCCTTTATAGACGCTCCAAAAGCCAGCAATAGCGGCGAAATTATCTTCCGGAGAGCCGTATTCGTTCTCTCTCTGCCCGCATACACAAGCCTTTGCTTTATCAAGAGTCTCAGATCTGTTCATCATCTTCATCCTCCTTGACAAACGAAATATAATCACGCTTACGCTCTTTTGCGATTACCTGACAACCACACATCGGGCAGTCAAAGGCGTCATAGAGATTCTCCTCAGCAGTAGAACCAAAAGCAACTGCCAAACCAGTCTTTCCATTATCACGAGCAAGATAATGTCTTTCGACAATGGCATTGAACTTAGTGCCACAAATTTTACATTCGAGCATTACATTTTCTCCTTTCAATTTAGCGGAATAGCACGAGGCAGTTTCAGAATATAACCATCTCGAACTCGTACCGCAGTTGCACCGCCAATGTTTGTCCAACCGTAGCGGTTCATAGTGAAATTATCATTGGGAACACGAGCGAGATCATAGAAATCGGACACGCTCACCGTTCCGTACTGACTGATAATATCGTTCATTGCATCGAGAACCGCTTCTGCATCTCCACGAGTATCGAAAAGAATATCATCATAGTCAGGTGTATTGCGTCTATTGCCAACAGAGCCGGCACGCACTCTATCTCCGCCTTGATCGTAATAGTTCCGATAAGACACCTTAGATGCCGTTCCGTTTTTCTTGCTGCGACCTGCCTCGCCATACAGGATCATATCGATACCGGTGGTGACAATGTCAGAAATCGCTTTTTTGACAGCAGGTACAATAACCTCCATCAAAATATAAGATTTGACATTGTTGGCGTCCTCGGCGATAAAGACATCTGCAAATTTTTGCATCTCGCCTTTCTTTCGAGTTTTTGCAGCCCCGGTAATAACCGCCTCAACTTTCTTTTCTGACTGCTGCTCCTGACGAGCTTTATCAGAATTGGATTTGTAATCTTCCACTGGGTGATCTCCTTTCTTATGCCGGAATCAGCTTACCGGGCAGAGTAATTTTTGTGTTCGGCATCAAGCCGTTTTCTTTTTTATATCGATAGGCGAGATTGCTTTTTGCTTTCGCCTCTGTCGGAGCAACAGTAGTTGCTTTCCAACGATGTTGAACGCAATCATCAAATCGCATAACCGGACCGTCGTATTGATACTGCTGCATAATTTTTCCTCCTTTCGAGAGATAAAGAAAAAAGGGAAAGCACCTTGTTACAGGTACTCTCCCTTATCCGAACTTCTCAAATTCGCATTTTCAGTTGTCTTCGCTGACAACATCAGATTCTTCCAAGATAACCGTCTTCTCCTCAGCAGCCATCTTCTTCTGCTCGATCTGGGCTTTGATATTCGCGATCACCGGCTTTGCCACATACTTGTAGACGACCACGCCTACAACTACGCTCAAGCCGATACCCGCAGCAATCTTTACGCCCTTGCTCAAACCAGCGTTCTCGATAACCTCTTCGGTAGCCTCAACGACCTCGTTGTTCATAATCTCATTGTTGTTCATTGTGAAATCTCCTTTCAAATGTGTAAAATTGTGGAATGTTCTTCCATTAAATAAGTTGTAAATTTCGCGCGGCAAGTTTACTGATAGTCGTAAACAGGCGCTACCTGATAGTCAATCACCAGGCAGGGGGTACCATTTGCATCAAGCTGAGACGAGAATGCAAGGTCGATGTAGCCCTTATCAATGTTCCAACCGAGCATATCGCCCATCTTAGTTCCATCCAAACCGAGTTCGTAGTAGAAATCGTTCAGCGTGACATACATTTCGTCACGCATCTGACGATTCAGTTCATTCATGACCCGGGTGATTTTGTCTCTGTCAGACTTGAAATATCGTCCGGACAAGACATCATAGCAGATCGTGTTGCCGCCGCTTTCAGTGAGAATCACTTCTCGAACAGGGTTCTTAACCATCTTGTCTTTCGACACAGAGTCTCGAATGGACTGTTCCTTTTTCTCACCAATTGTCTCAACGACTTTTTCCTGATACTCCTTCAAAGTAGACTCTGAAAGGGTATACGCCGTTGCCAGAGCAGCATTCCGACGAAGATTAGTCGAGCTTGCTCCAATCAGGCAGAAGACAGAGATGGAGCCTATAACGGCTGCCGGAATATAACAAGGCCAAGCCGTCTTGATGATATCCTTCGGCTCAAGTCTGTCCGTATCCAGCTCATCTTTTTTCTCTTCAAGCAGAATCAGAGCTTTCGGGGTTGCCTTTACCGCCATAACAGTGGTGGTAATCATACCGGCAATACCAATGCCAGTAAGAATTTCCGGACTATGTTTTTTCATTGCCGTCCGTACACTTTTGGCAATGCTTGCTAAACTTTGTTTAGGCATGATTTTCTCCTTTCGGTTAAACAAATAGTAGACTTAATTCTTCAGCTGTTTCGACCGCATTCTGAAATATAAAGCTACGCTGCTCATCCTCGCCGTAACAAGCATACATAGCCATCTCGAACATGAAGTTTTCGATGACGGTGATTGGATCATCGAAAGGCTTGTCCATGATTCGATCACAGATTTCATATGCAGCCCATTGCTGATATGACCTTTTTCTGAATTCATACTTTGGCCATGTGAAGGATGGGCTGAACAGATGTTCGTCAACATATCGTTGAATAATTGAAACAGCCGTGCTTGCATCACACATATCGTTCGAATAAAGAAGAAGAGCCCTTGTTAGGACTCCTCGTCTTCTTCATCGTTAAGTGCGGCAAGCTTCTCATTGATGCGTTCATCAATTTTTTCTTCCATCTTCTTCTCGTTCACCCAGTCAGTGAGGAGCGTAGCCCCCATACCTACTGCGGTAGCGACAAGACCCAGGATTTTAACTAATTTTGCATTATTCATAAAGCGAAACCTCCTTTTCGTTTTCATAAAGTGAAATGTATTTTTTGCGAACTTACAGATCTTCCATCCACTCGGCTGTCGGCTCAAAAACCATGTCAATGACATAGATCTCCATGCCGTCATCCAAAGTGAGTCGGTGATGATTAAAGTCGATCCAATAAATATCACCATTACAGTTTGACCATCCAACAGCGTCTCCGAGTTCCGTCTTTTCAAGTCCAAGAAACTCATAAAAGTCGTTAAGTGGGATGACCCCTGCGAACATGAAATTGCGGTTCAGATGGTACTCAGCCTGAATGACCTTTTCGATGGTTGACTCAAAATATCTCTGCGAAAAGCTATCGTAAAAAGTGCGGGAGACTTCTGGTTCCATGCCTTCACCAAAATCGAGGGAAGAATCGTACCAACCTCCATTAGCAGAGATACTGATGTCCTTGCACTTTTCTTTGGCGATAGAATCTACGATGGCATTATGAGCTTCCTCACCATAGAGCTCTTTCAGCTTGTCTTTATACTCCTTATAAGAACCTTGGACGAGAGCATACGCACTTGTTAGTGCTGCCTGTTGGCGTCGATTTAAGGCATTGGCACCAATAATGCAAGCGATAGTAGAAGCTCCAAATGCCACTGCCGGAATATAACATTTCCATGCAGCGATGAACGCCTCTTTCTTGGTGTACGCATATGGATCACCATCATGCTTTTTGCGACTGTCTGCATAAACTAACGCTACTGCTCGTGGGGTCGCTTTGGCTGCTGCAATCGCCGTGACTACCACGCCGGCTGATGCTACACAAGACAACGCAACAGGTGAGTATTTCCTGATACAAAGCCCTGACTTATGCAACAACTTTTGAATTGCTTGGTTCTTACTCATGTCTTTTCTCCTTTCATGTTTTGTTATTGCATAGCCCTTAGAAGGTCTAAAATGTTCGCTGCCATTTCACTGGCAGATCGAAACATAAGACTTGTGTTTGGATTCACCCTCGCATACTTAGCGGTCTTCATCATAAATTCATGCGTGAGCTTACAGAATTCATCAATAGACCCTTCTCTTCGAGGGTAAATCTGTTCGGCGATAAAATCTCTGAGCTCGTCGACAGCCCATTGTGAGTAACTCGCTTTTTTATAATCTTCAGCCCATCTACCAAACAAAGGCGGCAGCCAAGCGTCCATGCGGTACATGTCATACAAGATTAAATCAAGCTGATCGATGCTCATGTCTTTTCTCCTTTCATGCGAAAATAAAAAGCAAGAGAGACTGTATCGGATTCGAACCGACGACCTCCACGGAAGTGTGGCGCTCTACCAACTGAGCTAACCCGTCTCTCATAATAAGACTTGTAAATTTCGCGCGGCAAAAGAAAAGAGCCATTGTTAGCAGCTCTTTTCAAGTTTTACAAACCAATACTTTTCAGGATTTTAGTAAGTTCATCTTTCTCAAGATCGGCATCTATATCCAGATGAACATGTGTCTTTCCGTCAACGACTGTGGCTTTTACCTCATTCAAATTCAGTTTTACATCGTAACCAAATTTCTTTCGGATTGCCAAACTCGCCAATTTCGAGATAATGCTCGTAGTGAATTTAGAACCAATTTTCATTTCGTCCATGCTCCTTTTACTCCTTTCGAATAGCATCGTTTTCCATAATAGGAGTTGTAATTTTGGCGAAAAGAAAAGAGCCGTTGTTAGCGGCTCAATCCTCAATAAATCCAGTTTTCTTTTGCAAAGAACAACGGTATTGCGATAAACGCAAAGAATACTAATGCTGTTGCATCTTTGTCGATAAGTACCGGTAAGTACCCACAAATAAGTAATACTACAGCATATAGCTTGTTCTTTAGTGTTTTCATAATCCATGTCTCCCTTCAAAATTCAATGGCTTTTCATAAAGGGAGATGCGTTTTTTGCGCTTAGATATCCCGTCTATCGAATACGGTTTCCCATCGTTCTTTCTGAATTGGTTTCATTTTTAATGCCCACATAATTTGGCGAACCGTTACAGTAGGGTATAGTCCGTCCGTACAAGCCCCAGCCCTCATTTCAAAGTATTCTCGAAAATCAGGGTGCAAATATAAAGCGTCGGTAATCCACGGGTCAACCTCACTCCACCATGTACTTTTCGTCTCGGAGTCAAATCGTTGCTGAATTACTGCTAAACCTCTTTTCTCAATTCTGTAGAGAGTGCAGCTATTGTAAACCGGATGCTCGCAAATATAACGCTCGCCATACAAGGACAAGTAAATTTCCGGTTTGTCAAAGTGGTATCGCATATCCATCACCTATAAAAAGAAAAGAGAAAGAGCCCTCGTCAGGACCCTCTCCCTTTTGCTAATAATCTTATTTAATCTTCGTCAAATTCTCCGCAAACTTCTTCTCTGGTAGGATACAGAGCTTCATATTCCTCATCGTCTTCCATTCCGTACCGTTCCAATTCTACGGAATGGCCGCATTCGAGGCATACTAATATATCTTCCCATTCATCCTCGAACTGCATCCTTGCTCCGCATTTACTGCAAATATACCTGCCAGTAAGTAATGCGTCCTTTTGTGCGTCGTTAAAAAAGCTCATTGCAAATTACCTCCTTGATACTGTGTGGCAATTTTAAGTATAACCGCCACTTTTGAATTATCAAGAGATAAAAAGCACTTTTACATCTCTCATAATAGCGGATGCGATTTTAACGAGAAAAACGAAGAGGCCGTGTAATATCCACGAACTCCTCGTTTCGGAACCATTTTACTTCTTGGTTGGTTTAAAACGGCTAAACAAACCTCTGAATGTCGTAGAGGTATAAGTTCCTTTCTCTTCAAACTTGAATCCCTTTCGCATCCAGAATGCGTAGAACATCAACGGCAACACAAGCTCGGCGGCTGCAATACCAATTTTGACATACCGATCTTTGACATTCTCTTCGATCTGAGCAACCTTAAAGCCCTCATCGCTTTTACGATTCTGAGTTTTGTCCAGATACTCCATTGAAGTTTTGTCTTCATCGAGTTTCACCTTGTAAAGTTTTGCCAAGCTTTCCACTGCTGTAGAGTGTTTTTCACTTCCTGGTTCGAGAGAAGCCAAGTTTTCGATTTCGTTCTTGATTTCCTCTTCCAACAAATTTTTAATTTCTTCGCCCATTTTGCATTTCTCCTTTCGTTTACTGGGTTCCATAAAAGGAAGTGTTATTTGTGCGGAATGAAGTCTTTAGCCTTGACTCTCAGCACGACATACTTCTTCGAAACCACAGCTTCAACCCGCTTCGATAGTTCCAAAAATAAAAAAGGACCATCCGGATCTGAATGGTCGACTCGAAGTGTTCCGACTAAGAAAAGCCGAAATACGATACCCGTAAAAATGGCGCCCACCAAAACGCCGAGAGTAAAAATGATTACCAAGTTCATGTGCGTCCTCCTTTTAAAATGTTTTTCCAAATTTTCAACCCGGGGAATTTTTCAGATATCAATTTAACATGTTTTTCCGTCACCTGCGTACTGAATTCTAATCTAGGATAAAAAGAAAGAGCCGTTGTTAGCGGCTCAATTTTGATGTTTTGTGAAAATATCAATACGAATTTTTCTACAAGAATCGCACGGTATAATAGAAATTTTAGGTTCACCATCTCGCTCAAATATCCAGCATACATTTTCATCATATGGATCCCATCTAAGCCCCAAAAGCTCATATATCGTATTAAGATATATATAACCTTGGTGTTTAGACAGATCCTTAATGTACTCATGCTGAGTTTTTACAAACAATCTGTTAAACTCAAAATTTTTATCTACCCATTTTGAACTATCCTTGTCGAATCTAATTGTGATTTGCATAAGATCACACTCCTTTCATAAAGGAGCTTGTTATTCTTGCGAACCCTCATAGACGATTTTCTTCCGCAAGTCCGACCAGGTTATATAACGCTCTTTTCGGCACACCGGGCAATAGAACTTGCTTACCTTACCGCCTATGTCCGTCAGTTCGCTGCTTTCCGCCTCAAGCCTGCTCTGACAATTCGGGCAGTTGAAGTGATAGACTTTTTTGACTGCTAAATCTACTATCTTCATCACTGTCTCTCCTTACTCAATAACCAGAAAAAACGTCTGTACAAGTCATAATAAGTATCCTTGCAGCATGGGATGGAAAATTTGATTCTCATATAATCATAGGAAACCCCTTCCGTCACGCCTTTCAAAATATAACAGGAAAGTTCCTCGTCCGCTTCCTTGGCCATCCGTTCGATCATGTCCATTCGATTTGAGTAAAACAGCTTTGCCATCGCGCATTTAGCAACCGGATCGCTGATGTTATTTGTCCTGTATGGCGGTATCAACTTCGGCCAACTACTCGGAAACCCATCCAGCATGGTATACGATTTCCTCCATATTGGATACTGTAGACAGAAATGCTTCAGCTCGTAATACCGGTGTTTTTCAATCCAGTATTGGTTTTTCTCGGATATTTCCGGTCTTATCGTTGTGCTCATACCCGTTCACCTCGCCAGACATAACCCGTTTCCTGCCACAGTAACTTTGGAGAAATATAGAAGTTGATTCGTCCGTATTTTGAATTCATCTCTTCCAATTTGGTAATAAGTTTTCCGTTCCTGGTTGCTTTACCGATAGGCAGCCATCCGGATATAATGCCGGCTCGAATCCATGAGGCGTCTTTTCCATAACCCCTCGCTGCTACGGCTACCGGTACAGATCCAGATGCAAATATAATTTCATTCATTGGCGTTTGCCTCCTTTCAACTGCTATTCTAGATTAGAAACAGCTTTTAGTGAAAACAACTTAGGTGGAGACAACCGCCATCGGATCATTGTCATTTCGCAAGGATAGTCTTCGAAGCCAAGTGTTTCGCAGGTAATAAGACCTTCCAAAACACCGATAATGATTTCTGCTTCGTACTGCTTGTATGGAAATATAAAGTCCGGAAGTTCCCGATGCATAGCGCTGCATTTTTGGCATCGGAACCTTCGAATATCTACTTTGTTTTTGACGCCGTATTTCGTCCGTACAATTCTTTTTACGGTGTCGTAATATTTCAACTGGCCGCCGCATTTGGGGCAGGTTGATTTGCTGTCACTAATCATATCTCATCTTTTCCTCCAATCGCAGCAAGAAAAGTTTTGTGTAGGAGTTGACAATTCCTATACTTATGATATATGATTACTAATAGCAAATCAATGGAAAGGTGGTCTCTATGCTTATAAAATGTCCGGAGTGCGAATTGCAAATAAGTGATAAAGCTGTTTCCTGTCCGCATTGCGGATACCCGATGCAGCCAAGCGCCAAATCAAGAAAGCCTCGAAACAAAAACAACAAACGACGCCGTTTACCAAATGGGTTCGGACAGATCAGCGAAATTAAAAACCGTAATCTCCGCAATCCTTTCAGGGCGATGGTGAGCGTAGGAAAAGCGGAAAATGGACGGCCGATATGCAAACCTCTAAAGCCGGAATCCTATTTTCCTACCTATAATGACGCTTATGCCGCTCTCGTGGAATACAACAAGAACCCATACGATCTTGAGCCGTCTCTTACTGTCAAAGAATTATACGAACGATGGAAACCGGAATACTTGAAAACTCTGAAGAATGAAGCGAGCGGCAGAGCAGTAGAATCCGCATGGGGATATTGTTCGTCCGTATACAGTATGAGAGTGATTGATATCCGAGCGCGTCACATAAAAGGCTGTATGGAAGAAGGGGTGTCCGTAGTACGGGGAAAAGAACAAACCCCGAGTGCATCAATGAAGAACAAGATTAAGTCTCTGTTCAACTTGATGCTTGATTATGCTTTGGAGTATGAATTAGTAGACCGCAACTATTCGAGAACATTCAATCTAACCGAGGAAACCATCAAAGAAATCGTAACGGTAAAGAAAGAGCACATATCGTTCACACAAGAAGAGATGGATTTGCTCTGGCAGCATGTGGATGACAAAATGTACGTGGATATTATCCTGATTCAGTGCTATTCCGGATGGAGGCCACAGGAAATTGGTTTGCTAGAATTGAAGGATGTGGATCTTGAAAACGGTACATTCAGTGGAGGAATGAAAACCGACGCAGGTACCAACCGTGTTGTGCCAATCCACTCGAAAATAAGACACTTGGTAGAACGGCACTATAAAGAGGCTCGGGAAATGGGAAGCATATATCTGTTTAATTACGCCAATCCAAGCAGCAGGGTAAAGAATACGGCTTTGACCTACAACAGATATCAAAAAGCATTTGGGATGATTCGGGACGAACTGAAACTTAATCCGGAGCATAGACCCCATGACGGACGCAAACACTTTGTCACCATGGCTAAAAAATACGGCGTTGATGAATACGCCATTAAGTATATGGTAGGGCATAAGATCTCTGATATAACTGAAAAGGTTTATACACAGAGAGAATTCGAATGGTTAAAAGACGAAATAGAAAAAATAAAATAGCTTGTAATTTTTGCCTATAACAAAGAAAAAGCCTCCTCGCAGCGGGACGCCGGTTAAGGCATCCGATACTACAAGGAGGCTCTCTTTTGTATAGGAATAAGTGTATAGGAGTAATGCAGGAATAATAGATGAATTGCCTACATTTCTCGGCTTTTTCTCACATCTAACTGCTCTTGAAACCGCGTATTTACTTGGTTTTAGCAGTGGATAAATCAAGGTAAGTTTCCATAATAGAAACAAAAACGCCCGGAAGCACTGGGTTTTTCAGCCAAAATGCAGGTATAATGTAGGAATAAACCGAGATGTATACACTTTTATTACGTCGTTTGACTGCCATAAACGACCTCTGTTTCAATGATCGAACCATCGTCTGAGAAGGTCTTTGTCTGTTTAGCCAACTGTACACCTTCCGCGTCCGTAAGGACGGAAACACAAGTCTTCAATACCGTATTGAATGTCTTGACAAGTTTGCGCCCTAAATGATCGATAGTGGTTATAACAAGATAATCGTCCGAATAATTCTTTACCGTTCGTCCTAATTCGGTTCCATCTTCGTTGGTCAAAATGGTTGTACAGGTTTTAAAATTATTCGAAAAAGTCTTGGTTAATTTGAGGTTGCCTGCTTTATCGTTGCTTATAATGGTTCCATCATCCAGAAAATATTTATATCCGTCAGTTAAGCCGGAAGTAAGAATCCGATCTATTTCTTCCGTTTCACTTCCGCCTTTGAATTTTCCGGTTATAATAGAACCATCTGCCATATGAGCGGTGTAGCCCTCTAGCAAAGAATCTTCTGTTACGGTATCGGCAGTCAAATCGATAAGCGTTCGTCCTCCATAGATTACTTTATTAAAGGACATTGTTATCACCTCTCATTAGCCGATTGTCACAGTCATGCCTCCCTGTGGATTCTCAGTTTCTTCGTATGGAATTGCCAATACTGTAACCTGGGATAAGTAGTTGTATCCTTCATCTGGAAGAATTTCTTGCTGACTTGTAGAAGGGGTCACTGTTTTGGCCTGAGGGTTGGCACCTTCGGTTCCGCTCATAGAGCCTTCGACGCCGAGAATCGTCACACCTTCCCTAATGTTATTAGGAAGCAGCTTTGCTTGTTCGTCCGGGTGAATTTTCACTTTACCAGAACCATCATGGAAACCCTGAGGAACTGTGTATTCTCCATCTTTTACAGAAATCAATCCCTCAACAGCACCGTTGTTTTTCATAGCACCAGTAACCATTCGACCGCCAACGCCGGCTTTCTTACCTGACAGAATCTCAGCAGCGGTAGCAGTAGCATCTTGCGTATTCATATCATAATCGCAAGTACCATTTACAATATTACCGTCTGCCCCGTGTGCTTTATATCCAGCAAGTAGCTTGTCAGCGGTAACAGTATCGCCAGTCAAGTCAATAAGGACTCTTCCACCGTATATAACTTTATTGATTGCTTTTGTGTTTGGCATAAACTACACTTCCTTTCCAATATAAGCGGTTTTCCCATTCGAATCGTTACTTGTTTCGAAATATGGAACTTTAGCGACTACAACATCTCTACTTAATAATTTACTGGCAGTTTTGAGTACCTGCTCTGAGTTTGTTGAAGGAATTACTTCATACTCTCCCGAGTACACTTCATAATCTCCGCCAGTAGCTACTGATAATGTTCCAGATAAGGCAGACTCTCCAGAGATAGAACCGCTGATGGATTCGAACGGTTTAACTTCGCTCATCTTAATCTACCTCTTCTGTGATTTTTATCGTTGCCTTGGTAATAAATGTGTCTACTGTCCCATCTTCTTTAGTAAGTTGGATGTCATACACATATTTTCCAAAGTCGAAATCCTTCGTGTCTTCTGGGTTTAACGTCAGCCTCATCGTGTCGATTGGAATATCTTTGACCAATAGAGGAACTTGATCTTCGTATTTTGCTTTCATGGCAAACCTTACTTTGTCGCCAGAAGTAGGAACATAGGGGCTTCCGTCTTGCTGTGTAATTGAAACAACAGCCTTAAATGTATCGCCTCTTGTTAGTGTGATTGTAGTTCCTGATACGCTGTAACTCATATCATCACCTCCAAATCATGTTTCGTCTCCTCCTTGCGGTTGATAAGTTGATGTGTGAATGGGTAATTTATTCACCTCAATCATGACTTTCTGTGCGGAGCCATTTCCACCAAGTTTTTCATAGGGCTTATACAGATAATCACGCAAATTCTCATATTCATCTTGGCTAATCCAGCCGCGTTCAATGTATTTCATTCCGAGAAAAATAATTCGATCGTGAGCAAGACCAATTAGCATCTGAGATTTTACATCTTTATTCTCGTTTTTTCTCTGTATAAAGGCCCAAAAACCCGAAGAAGCTATAACTGCACATACAATTGTTACAACCATTTGAAGCCAAGGTTCCATTTTTCGCATCGTCCTCCTTATGAAAATGAGTAAAGAAGCCTACGGAAAATATCCCCTAAAGCTTCTTAAAAAGAAAAAGAATTGGGGCCCACAATTAAGCAGGCCCCGCTTCTTTCCGACGGGATTACTCTACAATCGCATTCCCGTTCTCGTCGAGGCCGATAGCCTCAAGGTCTGCCTTCACAGCAGCCTTCAGTTTGGCCGGAACCTGCTCAAAGGTCCTGCGGTCATTGACGATCAGTGCAACATACAATGCTACCATTTTACTACCTCCTACAAATAGTTTTGTGAGTATATAGAACATGGTTAGACCTCCCCGGCAACAGGATCGCCGTTGACGTCATAACCCAGTTCCCTAAGTCTGGCTTCGACTTCGTTCTGAATCTTTTCAGGAACTTGGTCGAATGTTCTTCGCTTATTGATGATAAGCGTGCAGTAAAGACTAACCATTACCGGCACCTCCTACATTGACAAAAGCATTTCGTACAGATCGGCAATCGCCTCCATAACGGCGAGCTGATTATTGTCATTGTTTTCTTGTCCAACCATAAGGCTGACGATGTTCTCGGAATCGTTCTGACCCTTGATCGCATTTTGAGCCATGAGCATGTTGACATACTCGTTGAATTCCTGCGTAGTAATCTGGGCCTCCTGGTATGTCCAGTAAGTGACTTCTTCGTTTTGCTCAGTGGTTCGGACAATTTCGGAATAGTCTTTTCGCAGATAAACCGTGCCGTCGTTGATTTCAAGGGCGGACGGCTTGACTGTGCTCTCGGCATATTTGTAATTTAACTCCATGCGACTTTCCTCCTTTCGCAGTGTAAAGACTGACGAGTTTTTGATATACCCGCTTCTCATCGTATTTGTCATATCGTGAAACTTTTCGCTTCAATTGCTGGAAATTGATACACGGTTTTATCCACTTCCGATACATCAAATAGGTATCGGTGCAGTCGATCCACCCAAGATAAGACAACATTTGCCGAGCATCGAGTATGGTTGCTTTCTCCTTTTTGGAGATTTTGCGAGCTTTTCTCGTGGCCTTGTACATAATGGATTTTCGAAGAATCGTTCGATTACGATAAAAACGAAAGCCCATGAAGTCCAGATCACGCCCCTGGTTGTTGCCATAAGAAAAGCGAAAGACTTGCCAATTCGCTTTAAGTTCCAAGCCAAGCTCCATTTCCAGATAATCGGAAATTGCTTGCCTCATGCGGTGCAAAACCCTCTTGTTGCTTCCGAAAATGACCATATCGTCCATGTAGCGCATATAGTGCACGGCACAGAGCTGCTCCTTGATGAAATGATCTAAACCCTGTAAATACCAGTTAGAAAGCCATTGAGAAGTATAAAAGCCAAGTGGAATACCAACCTCTGTAACATCGATAATGCGGAATAATAGCTCCAACATCTTCTCGTCATGAACGGTCTTCTCCAACTTGGCTTTCAAACGATCATGTGGAATAGAATCGAAGAAATGGCGAATATCCATTTTGAGGACATACTTACAATTCTTCGGGTCAATCCTGATCCACTTCTCAATAACCAGCTTTCCTTTATGGGCACCTCTGCCCGGAAGACTGGCATAGCTGTGTTCGTACATTCCCTTGCAGAACATCGGCTTCATGGCATTTACGATGCAATGCTGAACAAGCAGCTCTTCCATCGTAGGGACAATAATAGTGCGCTCCTTGCGAGTAATCCCATCATAAATGTAAACCGGCACATGCTCGGCGTTTTCGTAGTTGACTATCCAGTCTAAGGATTGTTCAACTGCGGCATCGTCAGACATGTGCCGGTGTTTCATGATTTTACGGAATCTCTTGCTGTGCTTTGCTTGAGACAGAGCGTACCGTCGGTTCGTTTCGGATATTGTTTTTTCGTACAAGTGGTTATAGGATTTCATGTTCTCTCTTATCCTCTCATCCGCTTTCGACTTATTCTCAGCTACTCACAGATGCTTGCACCGAGTTAATTTTCACCAAGTGGTGAGGAAGAGATGCGGATATCTCTTGCCATTTTGAAATGGCGGCATACACTGCATTATAGAGAGCTTCTTATGGATAAGATAGAGCCGCGCCATTGTTCGAGTTCGAATTGGACGCCGTATTGTTCAGATTAGCGTAGAAAGGACCGACCATCAGGTCATTGTTCCAGTTGCCGCCGACATACGCGCTGGGCGCAGTGTATACCCCTAATATTTAATTATTTTCGTTTACCCGGCGAACCTAAGGTTCTCCCGTCCTCTCCTCGCTGCTTACGCAGCAGCAAGCGGTTTACAAGAGAGAGCCGCGCCAACGTTCGAGCTCGAATAGGACGCCGTAGCGCCCAGACGAGCGTAGAAAGGACCGACCAACAGGCCAACGTTCCAGTCGCCGCCGACACACGCATAATTAACCTGGCTGTTATTGAACCACATGCCGTCAGCCTCATAAGTGCTGCTGGAACCGCTTGCAGTAACAGGCAGCCGTCCGAATGCTTCCGTCTTCATGCTGCTGATGTAGCCTCCGGAGCTGCCAGCCGGAGTAGCATTTGCGATCGTCTTATAACCGTTTCCGTCTGTGTTGTAGTCGGTTGCAGTAGAACCATCGTGAGTACCACGAGTCAGCTTGACCTTCTGAGTTCCATTGGCATTGATCCAGCCAGCAGTACGACGCCACAGGTTACCCCAGACATTCTCCATACCGAAGACCTTCACACCGGAAGTCTTGTCATTAGAACCCCAGAACATACCCTTGGAGTTCATCGTACCAGGAGCAATACTATTGGAACTATTGCACCGTCCATAGCCGAATGCAGTCGGGCACTCAGTAGAACGAGCCATCATAACCAGCAGATCCTGGAGCAACAGTCTGTCAGCCAGCACCTCGGTATACCAGTCATTGCCGTTTGCCTTTGCATAGGCGATTTCGTTAGCCGCCGTGGTGTTTACGCTGTTAGCTGCACCGCTGATAGAACGCAGCTTACCGGAAACCAGAGAACCGAAATAGATGGGGGTATAGAAATGATCGATCTGGTTGTTATTGCGGTCATAGTTACACCAGCAATCCCAAGTATCGTCCTGAGGAGTATCGGAGCAGCGGAAATGGTAAACACCATTCGACTCCCACCGCTTCGTGTAGATCTTTGGCCATTCCATCATGGCGTTGCCGCCAAAGGAGGTATCCGCAACCTTAGAAGCAGAACCGTCGATCTTCTTGGTATAGTCGTTAGGATCAAGATAATGGTCAACCTTTCCGGCATAAGTCAGCATACAAGGACGAGGCATGAACTTTTCACCCGGATCAAATGCCCAACCACCATAGTTGAACTTACCGGTGCTGAAATTCATAGCCGCCGGAGTAAATGCAGCGTTATCCACATCAGAAGGATAAGTTACTCGTCCTGTGGGGCTGGAGGTTGCCTTGACCAGGTCATAGCCGAACAGATAGTCTCTCTTCTTCGGCGTTACACTGGTTCTGTTTGCCTCACTGCGATTATAGGCGCCGGTACTGGTGTAAGGGAATGCGGAATAGTAATACACCACTCCGACTGTCACATTGGTATCTGTATAAGTGCCGTTGGCAGTGATGTTCTTGAACAGTTCACCCTCAGTCTCACTGGTAGGATAACCAGTCATGCTCCTACGGATAACTGCACCGGCAACGCCACTCGGAAGCTTCGCCGTGATTTCTACCTTAACGGTATCAGATGCCGAGACATATACCGACTTAGCGGAAAACTCCTTCATCGGCTCCGGTTCGTTTACTACAGCGCGATTAGACTTGTTTCGGTTGTACACGCCCTGTGTGGTATAAGGAAAAGCTGCATAGTAGTAGGTTCCGGTAGATGACAGCCCAAAATCCGAAAAAGTTGTGGATTCCTTAATATCAGCGACAAGATCGCCGTCAAATTCATCCTTCGGATAATCAGTCGTTTTCCTTCGGATAATCGCACCTTTCACGGTGCAGAGTGTCTGTTCATTTACTACTGTGTCATTAGGAAGTGTAGCTGTGATTAAAACAAAATACTGTCCTTGAATCATACCGCCACGTGCAGTAAATGTCAGCATATTGGACGGCTCAATGCCGCCGAAAAAGTGTCGGTTTTTACCGAAAATCAGATCTTCTTCTGCCATTTTGATTGTTCTCCTTTCACTTTAAGAATAAGTTACAACGGTGCTGATAAGCTTGCCATCGGAGTCAAAAGTCTTAACGGCTCTCGCCACTTCTGCTCCCGCTGCACTTTTCAGCACATTTGTCATTGTCAGGAATCCGTCAGAGAAAGTCTTCGTCAAAGTTCTGCCGTCACTTGCAGTAGAAGTGATAACCGTACCGTCGTCCGAAAACTCTTTGGTTCCGTCTTCGAAGCCAACCAGCAAAATCCGTTTGACTTCTTCCTTGTCGATCTCAAGTTGTAGATTACCGGCGACATCGCCGCTGAGCTGGTCTTTCATCTGGTTATACCAGGCAAGAAAATCAGCCTGCTCAGATGCAATCCACTGGTCAAGAACGGTCTGCTCCTGTTGGAGGTCCGCTTTCATTTTATTGAACCAAGCCGTGAAATCGCTTTCCTCCTGAGCAATCCAGTCATCGACTTCCTGAGATCGTGCATCAGTAAACCGATCAAGCTCGTCCTGCCATTTGCCAAGCAGCTCGTCCAAACTGATCGTCTGAAGAATGCCAGTTACAAATGGAGTAGACTCTGTGCCGACCATAGGGGTAATGTCAGCTTGGTTAATGACCGCAGTGCCGTACTTTCTGTAAATATAACAGAGAGGGTACTGATGGACATTTCCCTCGTTCGTCAAAGTCGGTCTCGACGGTGCGCTGGACGGATTACCCTTGACAAATTTGATGGTGTTCTCACGCACCGACTCAGTTCCGTTTACTTCCAGAACCACGGCGTCAATACGATCAAGAAGCACCTCTGCTTCCGGGGCAGTCATCGGCAGGATACTGTCATTGACCGTCCATGTATGGTCAAACCAGGCTTTGCCGACACCGATATTCACGGTAAGACCGCCTGCCGCCTTCACAGCAAAAGCGGTTCCGATAGAAGCAAATACACCATCGATGATGAGTCCATCAAAGATAGCTGACATCTGTGCAGCATTGTATTTGCGGTCACCGTTAAGTGAATTGAAAAATCCGCTTGATACGCTCATTCAGTTTCTCCCTCCTTACTTTGAAATAGTTTTGAAGGTCGGATAAATTGACAATCCTTCCTCACTGTTTGAGATGACCAGCTCTGAAATGTAAGCTGATCCCTCATTGCCATATTCATTGGCGATTTGAACGATGTCTCCGATAAAGAAGTCCTCGCCGTATTTGAAAAGTCGAGTAACTTCAACCTCTCCTTCGAATGCAGTGGTTACAATATGGTCTGCCAGATTCTTCAAACCTTTTGTCCGAAGCTGCGCCATATATTCTGCATCAGAAAGAGTCCCGTCCTCAGTATCGGATGAGATGTCACGAGCATCTGTAAAAAGCTCACGCCGACCAAGCCCTGAGGCTGAGCCAACGATAGCAGTTCGCCTTGCTGCCCCTTCACCTTCTCCTGCGACCAGAGTCACATTTCGGAAACTCGCTCTGGATGAATAATAGTTGCTGTTGATGATGTTCTCAAAGTTTGGAGAGAAAACAACATACGGATTTTCTGTCTGCTCATAAGAGCGATCAACGCCGGCATACAGACTGAATGCAAACTTGTTTTCATCTGTCAGTACGATCTTGAACCCTATATTGTTCTCCTCACAAAGTCCTTTGATAACATCGTACAGGCAGTCACCTGTGTATTGGTTGTCAATTTTCAGACTTGTAATTTTAGGGTCGGCAGAAGGCACGAACACAAAGTTGGAAATCTTTCGATCAGCAATAGACGGTGAAATGATGCATTCGTTTAGCATCGTCTGGATGCCATTTTGAAGATTTCCATTAAAGATTCGCTGCCCCCAGATGATGCGGCGTTCAAGAATAGACTCCAACGATCTGCCTGTGACGATAAGATGATTTCCTTCTTCTGTGTCGGCATTGATCTTGATGTCCTCAATAATCATACAGTGCTCCGAATCCTTCAGCCACAGATAGTAATCCTCTTTCAAATACTGCAAGAGTTGTGTATCCATAGCGAAGAATATCTCGAAATCTCCATACGAATTATACCGGTCAGTCCATATCATGGATTCGTAAGTATCTATGACGGCTATGGACTCAAAGTCGGTGTTTAAGACCAAAAGTTCCATAGTTATACCCCCTCATAGATTACTTTGTTTTCAAATCTGAACTGAAGATTCGTAACACCGCTGTCAGCAGTAAAGGCGAAAATGTTATCGCCTTTTGCTAAGGTAAACCAGTCGGTATTCTTATCCAAACAGTTCAGGATGTTGTACGAAACGCCTTCACGAATCAGAGTAATGCTCTTATCGCCCTTTGAGGTGTTAATAATGATATCATCACTTGCGACGATGCCCTTTCCAGTCAGCTTTTGGAGCTTCCCAGTATCGATCTTCATGACTTCTCTGGTTTCCGTATTGTAGATGTTAATGTTATTTGCCGGTCCGATAGCATGGATGTAGATTGTTACACCGATTTCAGCATCGCCATAGTAAGTGATGACACCCTCCGTCTTGATTTGGATTTCACCAAATACAAGCAGCGGTTCCGTCAGAGACTCATTCGAGAACGGAAACTCGAACAATGGGTCAATACTGTAGAAATCCGTTACATTGTTTCCATCCTCACCGGCTGAATAGAAGAACGGGTCAGGGCAAATGATCGAGATTGATGTCCCTTCCTGTGAGCTAAAAATATTTGGTTCATTCGATTCCACATAACCGTTTGTTCGTACATATCGGTTATCGGTTTCGATGATGATCTCAACATTTTTCTTTGCCGGAAAGTATTTGTAGGATTTCTGCCGTACATCCTCGATTGTTTCTCCATAGACTGTGTCAACGAATACGATTTGGAAAACGATGTTCCGCTGACTCAATCTGGCAGAGTTAAACATAGAGCCGTCATTAGTGACGACTTCCGTCGTGTTGACAGTTGCTTTGACCGGACCTAAGCCGGTTACAGACTTGATGAGGAAGCCCGAAACCTCAGGCTCCCTCAAGTCAAGTTTGATCCTATCACCTAAGTAATTGGTGATAGCAAATGAGTGAATCATGTTTCCACCAATCCTTTCAACGCCGAGAACTGGTTCTTCGTCTGACGATAAATGTCAATCCTCGACAGTGCCTTAGGCGAATAGTTATTTTGTGTGAAATTGTAGTTGTTTCCAGAGGTCGGTGTAGTACCGCCATTTTGAACGACACTGCCGCCCTCACGCTCCATACCGGCGCTGATCTTCATCGCCTGATTTCGACTCAAAAGTGCCGACAACCTGCCCGCACCCTCCGTTACATCAGACAGATCAAGCAGCGGTCGAATCGTCGGTTGAGAGTCAATTCCATTTTCGATAAAATCACCGATCTTGGAAACCGCGTTGCGGAGTCCTTCCTTAGCCGACTTTGCAACAGATGCACCGGCATCGTAAGACTTATCGGAGTAGTCGATCAGGGAATTGACGAATCCCATACCAAAGAATCCGCCAATTCGATAGCCGACTTTAGACGGTGAGTTGATGTCGAGTTCCGCTTCTGCTGCCGCTGCCGCTGCTCTTGCCATAGCTCTTGCTCTCGCTTCAGCCATGTATGTGTTGGCAGTTATGCCAGCGGCAAACCCTTCAACGAGATACTTACCGGCGTTATAGAAATCGGTGTATTTGTTTCGGATTGCGGTCAGACAACTGTTAATGATCTGAACAAAGGCGTCTTTCGCAAGCTGGTTCTTTGCTCGAATACCGGCAATAAGATTTGTCATCGTAGTCTGTCCAACGGTGTTAAACTCGTAGAACTTATTTCGGATTGCGGTCAGGCAACCGGATACGATTGTGACAAATGCCGACCGAGCAGATGCGTCGCCGGTACGAATACCAGAGATAAAGTTGGTCATCATCGTCTGCCCCATAACTGTGAAATGACTGTACTTGCTTGTAAAAGCAGTGACAATACCGTTAATCATGGTGGTAAAAGTGCTTGTCAGATTTCCTTGCTGTGCTTTGGCGGCATTGATAAATGTAGTGACCATCGTGTTTGCGGCTGTGCTCACACGGGAATTAGCATTTGTAAAGGCATTGATAAAGCCGTCAATGCCTGCATTACCCAAATTCGTAAGATTCTGAGCAAATGTAGACATTCCACTTGTATCAACGCTCTTAATGCCGTTTGCCAAATCCACAAGATTTCTGAACTCGACAACCACACCACTTAACTTAGCCACATCCACTCCGCTAACGCTGTTGTAATACGCAGCAAATGACTGACCGAAAGATACCAGCTGCTCGCCGAAGCTTGCAATATCGTTATCGCCCGTAAACCAGGATACGATACCGCCACTATTCGGCAAATTGTTTGAAAGCTCAACCAGAGCTTTAGCTGCATTTGCGGAGTTTGTGACGACAGATGCATCCAATCCTGTAACAGCCAAAGAATAGTTTTTCATCGCTGTACCAAACGGGACAAGCTGTTCACCGAAGGTTTCAAGGTCGTTATCGCCCGTAAACCAGGATACAACACCGCCAGTATTCGGCACCGTATTCGCAAGCTCAAGCAAAGCCTGACCTGCGGTAACGCTATTTTGAATGACATCGGCTTTCAGTCCGGAAACAGCGTCAGAGAAATCCTTCATTGCTCTGCCGAAAGGAACAAGCTGTTCGCCAAAGTCATCCATATCGTTTTCACCAGCAAAGAAGCCAACTACGCCGCCGCTGTTCGGAACGGTGCTTGCCATCTCTGCAAGTGCCTTACCAGCGGTAGCTGCTTCAGTAATAACACTGGCGTCAATTCCGGCGACTTCGTTTGCAAAGTTACGCATGGCACGACCAAATGGAATAAGCTGTTCACCGAAGGCATTCATATCGTTCTCTCCGGCAAAGAAACCAACGACACCGCCAGTATTAGGAAGTGTATCAGCCATCTCTGCAAGAGTCTTACCTGCGATTGCAGCATTGGAAACTGCTTCTCCATCAATACCGCTGATTTCATCAGAAAATTGCTTCATAGCTTTTCCAAACGGAACCATCTCTTCAGCAAAGCCGGAGAGTGAGCTTCCGCCGGTGAACCACGAGGTCAGTCCATCCAAAATATTTGCGGCTGTCAGGATAAGAATCGTTTCTGCAAGAGCCTTAACACCATCCAGCATAGCCGGATCTATGGAAGCTGCACCGTCAAGGAACGGCTGGACATTGGTCATAAACCCGGAAAGGTCAGAACCAATTTGCGGGAATTGACTGGATACGCCACTCATAAAACCGCCGACGATACCGCCAACAAATTTACCGATTGCCGTACCAATTCCCTGAAGCAGATTACCGCCTTCATTGATAAGCCAGTTCAAGCCAGGAATTTGTGCCAGGGCACCGACCGCCGCAAGTACAAGAGCAAGCTCAGCGATGACAGCACCCATACCGAGAACACCCAGCATTGCACCTGGAACCAGAGCAGCCACTGCGCTCAAAGCAGCCATAATTGCTGCAAGCAGACCAATACCGGCAATTCCCTGAAGAAGAGTTTCTGTATCAATACCCTTAAGTGCATCCACAATGCCTGAGAAGAACGCCATCAATACATCCACCGCAGCCTGAATCAAACTGGGAAGATTCTTAGCGACGCCCTCAAGAACTGCGATAAGGAATTGGAAGATGGAATCAACGATAGACGGGGTATATTCTACCAACGCTTCAAGAACACCTGCAATGAGCTTCAATGCCCCATCAGCGATAGCGGGAACGCACTCAACAAGTACATCCACCAGCATAAGGACAACTGTCTTGACTGCTTCACCAATTGCTCCTGCACTATCAGCGATAACTTTGCAGAATTCGACAATTGCCTCACCGATCTTGGCTACAATTGCAGGAATAAGGGCTGCGACACCAGTGATGATAACAGTCAAAGAAGCGACGATGGCTGTAGCACCGGCAGTCCCCGCAGCAGCAAGAGCTGTTAAGCCTACTGCCAAGGCGGACAAACCGGCACCTGCCAGAGCAAGCCCGGCACCAATACCGACAACTGCTACCCCGATTAGTGCCAGCGAGCCACTCAAAGCGAGAATGGAAGGAACCAACGGAGTCAATACAGCACCTGCAACACCGAGGATAGCAAATGCACCTGCCAGGGTAACGAGACCTTTCACGATGGAACTCCAACTCATGGCGCCGAGAATAGCCAGTACCGGAGTAAGCACCAAGAGGGCACTTGCAGCAACAAGAAGCGCCGCAGAACCTGCAAGAGTGCCTGTCATGGCATTCAGACCGATTGCAAGAATGGCCATTGCGCCGCCCAGAGTGATAAGACCTTTGGCGATTTCCTCCCAAGACATTGAACCCATCTGGTTAAGAGCATTGGCAAGTATAAGCAAAGCCGCAGAGACAGCAATAAGACCAGTGCCGATGCCGATCATGTTTTTCGGCATGAAGTTGACAGCAATTGTAACCGCCGCCAAAGCCCCGGCCATAGCAACAAGACCTCTTGCAATTTCGTCCCACTGCATTCCAGAGAAGTCTTTTACAGCCGATGCGAATATCTTCATGGCTGCTCCGATAGCAATGAGCGCTACACCTGTAGAGATTACATGTTTAGCGTTACCAGTAAGCTTGGTGAAAGCGGTAACCTCAGCAAGAAGCACTGCAATAGATGCAAGCCCCTTACCGATGTCTTCCCATTTCATTTCGCCGAAATCTTTGCAGGCAGAGGCCAACACCTTGATTGCTGCTGAAAGAATTACAATACCTGTAGCCGTAGTAATGGATTTACCGCTGAATTTTGCGGTTCTCAGGAACAGAGAAACCTCGGCAAGCAATACACCAACGCCGACAAGACCTTTCGCAAGCTGGTTCCAGTCCAATTTAGCAAGTTGCTCACAAACAGAAGCAAGAATCTTGATTGCGGCTGCAAAGATCACCATTTGAGTAGCACCCTTGATGATGGTTTTACTGTTGGAACTCATAGCTTTGGCTGCGGCAACCATCATAGTCGTCAAACCTGCAACGCCAATCAGACCAGTAGTAAGCTGCTTTGCATCCAGATCAGCAATCTTTTTAAGTGCGCTCGCTAAAATCAGCACTGCCGTAGCAATTCCGAGCATAGCAGTTACACTCTTCATCACACCAGTTGCCTGACCGCTGATTTTGTTGAATACAGCCATCGAAGCAAGAAGTTCAGCGAATAGCACAGTGATTGCTCCAAGGGCTACATTCAGCTTTTCGCTGTCCACAAGACTAAGCGCAATCAAAGATGCAGTAAGAATAGCAATAGCCGACGCGATCTTCAGCAATGTACCAGCCTGCAACTGAGTCTGGTAAGCTTCAAAGCATCCTCGAACACTGTCAAGAATTCCGATAAAAGATTCCTTGAAACTGCCGATATCTTCAATAGCTTTTCGGAAGGTGCCGACAAACTTTGTGATACCGACAGCAATAGCACCGAACGAGATACCATTCAGCAGATCGATAATTCCGCTGAAATTAGCTTCACCGAGATTCTTTGCTAAGGAGCTGCCGAGTTCGCCAAGGATTTTAATGATGCCACTTCCGATTGTCTTAACGGCGTTCCACACAGCAGAAAGAAGCTGAACAAACTGACAATTAGCAAGAGTTTCACCAATGACCTCAAAGGCGACGATAATCCCGGATTTCATCTCGCCGGCTGCTTCTCCGACTTGAGCCATTCTCTCATGGATTCGCTCAAGAAGAGAATGAAACAATTCGAAATTGGCGGATTCGAATTTCTCTTTGATCTTGTTCTTCAGTGTGGATAAAGCAGTCATAATTGTCTGAATTACCGTAGCAATACCCTCACCGACTTTCTGGAATGCTCCGCTGGTTTTGATAAACTCATCAAACGCAACAATAGCATCGCCAATCCCGCCAGTGAAACCAAGAATTCCATCTCCGAGTGTTCCAAACCCGCCAAACAACGGTTTAATTGCCGTAAATATAGCAGAAAAGGCTTGTTTAACGATGTCCAAGATCGCAAACAAGCCTTTGAAAGTGGATTTTAGATTAGCTGAAGCTGTATCACTGAGCTTCAAATTTGCTGTGAATTTTCGCAAATTCTCAGTAATATCATAAAGCTGTTGGGCTGTGGTGGGAGGAAATATCTCACGGAATGCCTCATAAATTGGTTTGATAACACTCTGAACACCTTCAAAAGCATTTTTAAGTGCCTCAATCAGTTTGGTTCTTCCGCCAAGATCTTTCCACCCTTGCAACATCTCATTGCGAGCATCTGCTTGGGCGTCGATAAATCCACCGATAACCTGACTGAGTCCAGTCCAAAGTTCTTTGGCTTCCTCGAAATCACCAAACAGAATTTCCCATGTATTTGCCCATCCGGAGCCTACGGCTTCCTTCAGGGTATCCATTAACTGGGTAAATGTTTTAACATCCTGCGCAGCAGCAAATGCTTTCGCACCAATTTCAGTTGTTTCATCGGCGTAATTACGAAGCGTGCCGACAAGAGCTTCCGTGGTCATCCACTGATCCTGCAAAGAATCATTGAAGCCATGTGTAGCATCGATGACATTACCCTTAACCGTTTTATACATGCCGTCGGCAGTTTTAGTCAAGGTGCCACAGGCAACAGCCGACTCAAGAAGCTGAGTCTTGAATTCAACGGTCGCCATATTAGCATTCTCAATTGATTTCCAGTCGATCAGCTTAACATAACCGGCAGACAGTGCCTGCGCAAAGTTATACATGGCACGAGATGCCTCATTTGCATTGGCACCGGACACAGCGGCAACATTCGACACACCCTGAATAGCCATTACTGCATCCTCAAGACCGACACCAGCATTGGTAAATTTACCGATGTTAGAAGTCATATCCTGGAAGGAGTAAATGGTCTTATCCGAGTAAGTGTTCAATTCCTGAAGATACTTATTAACTTCTTCAAGAGAGGCGCCGGTGCTCATCATGATGGTCTGAATTGACCCCATCTTCAGCTCGTATTCCTCAAAACCCTGACTGATAGGTTCAATCGTCAAGGAATGGAGCATCTGTTTACCGGTGTTTACAACCGAGTTGGTGATGTTTGCAAGGGCGGTTACAGCCATGACTTCCAATGCCGAGAATCGAGTCTTTACTGTTTCAACCGCAGAGCCAAGCCCCGACATATCGACTTTCTTAGCAGCACTGTCAATGCTTTCAAGACCTTTTGTAGCGCCGTCCATATCCAAACTTTTCTTTAATTTTTCAATGGTGGACAAACTGGTTTGAACATTGCTCTCAAACTGCTTATTGTCAAACCGCATTTCTACGACTCTTTCGTCGATGGTTTTACTCATAGCTTCGTAACCTCCTTCCATGCTTCGTTTGCGATTTTGTCAAAAATAGGCTGGATAGCAGGATTGATGTAGTCTCGACCCTGTACCCAGCCTCCGTTACGGGTTCCATGCCCATATTGCAGAATGATCGCAATTGGAACCCCATTTTGAATATTTGAGTTGTAAAAGGTGATCTTTGCAGATCCATTTCGGTTTACGATTTCGTAATACCATGAACTGGCGGTCAAACCGGAATCGACAGGCGTTGCAGACGCAAGAGCAGCGACCCCTTCTCGGCCATACTTGTCGAGGTCTCCGAGACGGATCACTTCTTTTGCCCTCTCCAAAAAGCGTGTAACCTTAGAGAAGTCTCCCTTGTGACTGAACCTTATCATTCACGGACCTCCTTATTTAAGAAGCTGATTAACCCGATTCTGTATTACGGAAGGATCATAACCAGCTGCCTTCAGACGATTAGTTCTGTCCGCACCATTACCCCACAGACCCTGAATTACTTCACGGGCAATCTGGTCAGTGCTTTTCTTTGCAGAAGATGCAGAGACTGCCGTCCCGCTTTTGGTTGTTATATAGGTGTCAAAACCAGCAGCTTTCAGCTTTGCAGCCATAGCGTCAGCATTTGCTTTCGTACTGAATGCGCCGACCTGAATCTTGTAAAGGTTATCGACCTTAACCATGTAGGTATCGAAACCGGCGGCTTTCACCTTCTGAAGCATTGCATCTGCGTTCGCCTTGTTGCTGAAAGCTCCTGTCTGCACCCGATAAAGCACCTGATTATCGGCAGGCTTCTCAGTTCCGCCAGCAGAGCCTCCAAGCTTAGCCGTAACTTTGGACGCAAGATCTCCCATTCGAGCATACATCCAGTCACCAGGGCAACTCTTGTTGGCGAACCAACGATGTACGGTCAGAACCATTTCATTGGAAGCCGGCTCGTAGTTCAGAGTCTTCGTCTTATCGCCGAACCAGAGCAGCTTTGTTTTTCCGTAACGCTTGCAAATGTCTGTGCAAAGCTCGATCAGTTTAGCATATACAGTGTCGTTGAATGCATAAGGATGTGTGGCATCGCTGGCACACTCGATTGTGATCGCACGCTGGTCATTCGCATTAGAGGAAGAACACCAGGAACGGTTCTTTTCTTCCACATACATGCCCACTCGACCATCCACGCCGATACCATACTGACAGGAAGCCTGTCGGGAAGTCGGAGCAAAAATATTACCCAAAGTCTCTACAGAGCACTGACCGACCACACAATGAGGCGTGATACGGTCAACGACATGGGTTCTCTGCCCGGAATGATTAGGGCTTAACTTGGTATAAGATACCAGAGGACTGTTACTCATTTTTCGTTTCCTCCTTCACGCTCTGGATCTGTTTCAGCATCTGAATAACCTTGTCATAACCGACCGTAGAGATCAGGAAGCCCAGATACATCAGAACGACGATCTCAACCCCAATCTTCATAGTAAAGATCGTGTCAGTCATAATAAGGTAAATCACGCTAACAGCACAGGCGATCAGGACGGACAAAACTGCCGCAAGAACATTAGAAGAATACTTGACCTTCGTTCCGTCAAGCAGCTTCTTAATGCCCTCCACTGTCAGATTCGTGATGACGGATACGATCAACAGTGCTGTAGTCAAAAAACTGATAGGCATAACTAAACCTCCTCATAATTCGTATTTTCTTCCGGTTCACTTTCCTGCTTGAGCCGTTCTTCACGCCTTTCGAAGAATGTTTCGAAAAGGGCTTTGAAGAAGTAGCCAAGCATAACCCCGACAACGGTCGACGCTATTGTGCTGGAAAGCGATTCCGCAATTTGTACTTGCCCCATAAATGCAAGCACATAAGACAGTTGCAAATCAACCAGAGAAACCACCAGAATGATTGCTACTGCTTTTTTGGTAAAAGTTTTAAGCCAGTTATTGTAAGGCTGCTTTTTATGGCAAACCTTCTTAAAAAAGCATTTTCGGCATCGTCTGTTCATTCAATCACCCCTTAGAACCAAAGCGTTTTCGATTGGCGGCATTGATGGCTGCATTCCGATTCCACATTTCACGCTTGCTTCTTCGCTTAGGTGGAGAATTCTTGACATTGCACACCCGTATGAGAGTCAACAGCCTATTCAAATGCCATTTTTGAAACTCTACAGGAATGTTATAAGAAATCATCCAGTAATAAATAAGCTCAGATGTAACCGTTTCCTTGTGACCTCTGGCTTGCTTATCTTCAATGAGACAAGTTGCAGTCATTGGTGCCTCGATATACGCATTGATGGCGGCATAGTTTTCAGCAGACAGCCGAGTATATACTTCGGGATCGATATTCTGGGTCAAAGTCATGCATCGTACATAATCAAGAATCTCCTCATCAGTTTTTTCTTGCTTACCGAGAAATGCCTTGTTCCATTTACTTTCCCATTTTGAAAGAGAGACTAAGGAATGCTCCAACTGCAAAGTCTGCTCTTTCTTGTAGATAAATTCCTCGTGAATTTCATCCCAAAACTCGGCAGCCGGCACAGTAATTTTCAGCATTCCTTAGTCCTCCGAGCTTTCTTTAATTAGATGCGATGGGTGCAGCCTGCTTATTGCCGTTAGCACGCATCACACGATTTACAAATTCGGATGCGGCACCGGCATCGGTGACGAGCTTTTCGAACAGTACCTCGTAAGCGGGAGTTTCCATAAAGCTTCTGGAAATCTCCTCGGACTTCATGAAGCGTCTGCCATCATCGCTCTTCTCACCATAAGCGGTCTTAATAAAGTTCTCGAAGAACTCCATAATAAGCGCACCATTCGGACTGGCAGCGATACTCTTAAGCTGAACATCGTAGCCACCTTTAGCGCTCGCCTGCATCTTTACGATTTCAGGCTTAGACAGGTCGAAGTAAAAATCTTCGGTTCTCTGAACACCGTTCAGATCGGTATAAGTGATAGTTTCCTTAGTCATTGAAATTTTCTCCTTTCAAATTAAAAAAGTTGGAGCCGCCAGCTTACCTGAATACGGCTCCATGATTTTAGAGATTAGCCCTCCGGATTCTGAGTCTTATCGAACAGTTCAATAATCTCATCGGGCAGAGGCAGGCGAGGCTCGACACCATCGTTACCGCCAGTGGTAGTCGGGTCCTTACCATACAGGATTTCTTCCAGCTGGGTCATGAACTCGGCACTGAACTTAGTGGAGTCAAAGGTCAGCGTAGCAGTCGGCTTCAGCTTCTTACCGTTGACCAGCTTGTTGATGGAGACAGGAGTAGTGCTGATCTCCCAGGACAGAGTAGCCGCCTCAGGGCTGTCGTTGACCGTACTGTAACCCTTCTCGGAAGGAGCAGCCAGACAGCCGTAGACCAGATGCAGCTTGTAGCCGTAATCGTTCAGATCGGTATCATTGCCCAGAATGGTGCGATATGCCAAACCGAAAGTCTTACGAGACTGCTGACCGGCATACATACCAGGCATGATCTCAACGGAACCATCGCACTCAGCAAACTCATCGGGGTACATATATGCCTCGACGGTAGCGCCGAACTCCTCGTTGGAAACCAGGTTCACATACTTGATGTTATCGGCGTAAATCGGGGAAGCCTCAGCACCGGAAGGACTCTCGGTAACGGCAGTCAGACCATTCCATGCAACGCCCTTGTTGTAAACGCCGCCGGGCTGCATCGGATAGAGAACACCATGGTCACAGCCAGTTTCATACAGGCGTTCACCAGTTTTATCCCAAATGATTTTGGACATAAAGATATTCCTCCTTATCAGAAATAGAGCGAGAAATTCCAGTGATTCAGATTCTCGCTTGTATAATATCGTTCGAATCGGCAGGTAGGTATAGCAACCACCTTACCGACAAGCTCACTATCCGGATCAGAGTCAATGACTGTGACCGAATAATGTCTGTGAGATGAATAAACCCCGTTATCGGCGTGCACATTTTCGATGTCATCAAGTGCATAAACGATAGCGGGGTATTTCATTTTTACCGACTCAGGAGGTTGAAAATACACATTTTTGCTTTCAAGGAGTTCTTCCAGGAAAGTTTGCAGATCAAGCCTGCTCGCCATTGTATACACCTCCCACAGTCAGTATAAGTCTTGGGTACTGAACTTCAACGCTTGTCACCTTCCATTTAGCACCCATAAACTCAACATACCTCATCGAATGAAAATTCTCATTGGCAAATGGATCGGCTACGATACTGATCTCATTCGCAACATTGATGTTGTCGTTGAGTTGTTCCGCAGACTGAAGCCTACGAGTGTTACGAGTTAAATCACCATAGTACATACGCTCGATGATTTTCTCTGTCCAAACGCCCGGCTTAGTCTCTTCTGTTACAGCGTAGCCAATTACTCCATAAAATTTAGCCATTTTGAATTTTCACTCCTTACTCAGTCGCCAAGGTCAGTCCCTTAAGACTATAAGTCTTTGTGGCGGTATCTTCACCATTGGTGACAGTAACCTTTACCGACTGCTTTGCCGTATCGGCGATCTTCAGCACAATCAAACCATCGTCGTCCAGTTCGACTGCTCCATTCTTACCGCCAATCAGTTCCACTGTAACCGTTGCATCTTCCGGTTCCTGAGTTACATGCAGAGCGAGATAGTTACCACTCTGCTCATCGGTCGCACTGCTGAATCCCGTGTAATCGGTGACCAGCTTCAGCGTACCGGTAATTTCTCTACCGGAGATTGCAACATTCTCCTGCAAATCTGCTGCGGTTTTACCGAGCAATTCCGTCTCACCGTCCGCAGGTTCAACCGTGAGACTCGTTAAGGGCGGTCAGTGACATCCTCTTCCAGAGCAATAGCGGACATAACACGAGTGTTAGCACCGGAGCAACGAGTCTCCAGCAGGCTCTTCTCCTGGTTGAAGTCGATGTCGAAATCAGTGAAGTGAGTGATTTCACCGCCCTTGGTAGCGCCCAGAGAATAGTCAGCCAGGTTGACCATAAGACCCAGAAGCTTCTTGGTCTTGCTGTCCGTAGTAGTACGAGTCTTACCCTCGAACTGCTCCGCCGTAATGATCTGACCGACATTCAGAGCCGCAGCCAGATCACTGACCTTGTCATAGATGCGGCGACCATTCAGGTCACGGGCAAGCAGCATGACATTGACCAGATGAGGCGTGCAGTAGAAGTCGGGAGTGCCAGAGCCCTTATACTTCTCACGAGCGTACAACAGAGACTGGATCACGGCTTCTGCATAAATGTAATTCTCGCCGAAATTAGCGGAAGTGTTGGTGCCCTGAAGCGTGCTCTTCATGCCGGCAATGTCGACATCAGCATGAATGGTGTACAGCTCGTCATCCAGCCAGATCGGGCGGATCTTATCCTCAGCAATCTTACCGTCAGCACCAACCTCACGACCATCGCCGATCATGATAGCCGTTGCCAGCTCCTCGTTCAGATTCATACGGTCGATGCCGTACAGGTACTGCACCACATCAAAGTCCTGAATATCGATGATGTCGTCACGGTCAAGCTTGCTCTTCACATACACGGTCTGAGGATCGGTAGTTCTGTGGAGCAGCTGGATGTTGCCGACATAACCCTTCTGAGTGCCCTTCTTGTAACCCTTGGCACGAAGAGCCTCAATGTTACGCAGGTCAGCCTGACGGGTACGGATACGGGAGATAGGGCTCTTATGAACCTTCTTCAGAACCTCGTTTACCCAACCCTGGTCAGTAGTGAGCAGTTCAGGAGCACCGGGACGGACATCTTTGTACTCAGGAAACAGAGTTTCGATACCATCGATGCCGTGAGCCAGAACGCTGTCAGGATTCTGCTCCACATAGATATCCATAGCAGTACGAAGACTGCCGACGCTGTTGGACTTAGCCATGGAAATGATGCTTGCCTGGTCAGCGTGAGACAGAACCTCGGTCTTCTTCTGCTGATCGTTGTCAAAGACATTATGTTTCATTGTGTTATCCTCCTTATTGGATTCAGATTTGTTATCGGAATCATCTTTGGATTCCTTTTCAGGTTCACCTTCGAGAGCCTGTGCAATAAGTGCATACATGACGTTCTGCTGCTTTTCGGACATAGAGTCGATTACATCAGCGACCGTCTCTTCATCGTCCTTCTTCTCGTCCTTGCTTTCGGCAGGCTTGTCCTCTTTGGTATTCTCCTTCTTTTCCTCCTCTTTCTGCTCATCCTTAGACTCGGCAGAATGGGAAAGGCAAAGAGGCATTCCGGTATAGATGATAGCTTCATCATCGGACATTTCACCATGCTTCAGCATAGAGTCAATAAATGCACCAGGATTAGCACCCTTATGCACAAGACTCACCTCACAAATACAACCGTGCAGTACATCAGGACCAGCCTGCTGAAGTTGATTGGCGTAAATGGACAGAGCGCAAATGTCACCATGCTTGATAAGGACTTTCGCAATTTCACCGTCAGTGGTGTCATTGAGGAAGCCATAGGTGTAAACACCTTCCTCACGGTTCTCAAGCCATGCATGACCGAGAACATCACGAGGACTGTTGTGCTGATGATTCCAGACCAGCGGGACTTTAATACCGTCGTTATTCTTAAAGGCGTCCCGACGAATTACTCGCCCATCGGAACACTTAAGGTCATTTCGGGTTGCCCAGCCGCTGAAATCACAAGCCTCAACCGAAAAAGGTCTACTCATTTTGAATTTCCTCCTTACTTTTTCGATTTTTGCTTAGAGATTTTGTCGTCCAAATCACTTGCTGACTCTTCAACTGAATTGTCTGTGGTGATTGGTGCTTCTTCCGACTGCTGATCGGAGCCGGACGGTTCACTCAGATTCTTATTCCTGAGTTCGTCTGCTCTTGGGTCATCAGAAGGTTTCATACCAACGACCTGACGAATTTCATTCGAAGTCATGATTTCATTTCTCGTGAATTTGTCAGCAATTTCAGCGATTTCATTAACAGGAACCAACTTAAACGGATCTCTGAAGAACGAAATCGACTGTCGTTGTGATCGGGCAGTTTTGGTCAGAAACTTTCGTTTCATCTCATCAACAATAGCGGAAATGATCGGCTCGATTGTCCGGTTGTTGTAGTTCAGCATTGTCTTCTCGTCCGCTGTTCCATCCAAAATGCTCTGAGTGATTCCCAACTGGCTGTATAGCATACTCGTCAAGTATTCAATCTGGGACATCAGGTTGTTGTTCACGGAACGATTCAACTGTGTGATATGCTCGGTACCATCGGTATAAGCAATACCATACTTAGAACCCGACAACTGACTTTCTATATCTTTACGCCGATTTTCGGCCTGTTGACGCCTTGCTTCAGTCTTGATAACATAGGGGAGCTGAATAATCAAATCGAGTTTTCCAGATCCACTTTGTTCATCAATGACATCAAGTAGGTTAAGTTTACGAATGAGCCGCTGCATAGTTGAGTTCGGTTCATTGATAACTGCGTACAGCGGATTCTCAATGATAGCCACTGCACTTTTTGGCACTACAATATCTTCTTTTCTGCCCGTCTGTTCGTTGTACACACGAGTACGAATATATTGCGGATACCAATCCAAAATCTGTCCGACACGCAAAGACTGAATGTCATACGAACCGGACACATTCGGGTCAGTCGTTGTATCGACCGGAACGATTGCTACGCTTCCTTCATCAAACATAGAAATAACTACATCTTGAATGAACGAACGTGCTGTCTGATCGACATTAGCTTCCAGAGTGAGGCAATTATTCAATCCGTCATCGATGACCGAAAGAAAACGCCCATTTTCATCCAGACGGACATGCTGAACATTCAGTGCTGCAACATCAAGTGCAATTCGGTTATACACCGATGTAACGATTGACCTTTCGTTGCCTCTGGACATTCTTGGTCTGTCAGCTCGATATGAGTAACTCATACCTAAGTCCCGGTAGTTCATTTGAATATTACCGGTAAATGCATTCCAAGCATGTTTTAGTCTGGAACCAAAAGACATCTCCATTTTGAATCATCACCTCCTTAAACCATATCAACATTTTTCTTCTTATAGGCAACTCGACCGGAAGCCCAGATACCATTCTTAAGCTGTTGCATATCATAGCCTCTGTCAGCCAGAGCCATATGTACACCGACTTCGCCTCGTTTCGCAACGAATTGAACGACACGCCCTGAAGGTGCGGTAACATTTTTAACGGACTCATTCATCAACTCAGCCATTTTCCGGTTATAGGAATTGATAGCCGAGGAGCTGATTTTACCTTTCGATGTCACGGAAGAAGGATTTTTTAATAGTTGATTGGCGTACTGATCGAGTTCTTTGGAAACATCTTTGCGGGCTTTGGATACGATTTTGTCATGGTTTCTATGAGCCCACTTTGCATCTTTCTTTTCCAAACGCTTTTGACCGGCTGTGGTCAAAGTTCCGTCTTTGTTTTGAAAACGGCGAACGCCCCATTTCTGACCGAGAATGCCGTGATGATACATCTCATCCAACTTGACCACCTCCTTATTCAAATGCATCTCGATTAAGTTTATAAGCAATATAGGCATCCATCATTGCTGCAACAGCATCGATTTTCTGCTCATACCGCTTTTTCAAAAGTTTCCGGTTTCCGTTTGTATCTTCAAGTGTAATACAGTTACCCATAGCAAAGGTCATAAGGTCCTCGTCAAAGATAAGCATTCTTTCTTCAGAAAGCTTCTTCAGTTCTCCGAGTGGAACCGACTCGGTTTTAGCGCCCTGGATGACTTTCTCAATTCCAAACGGACCGTTTTCTGATTCCCATCTCGCTACGAATTCTTTCGCATTATAAGGGTCAAATCCAAGACAACGAACATCGTATCCGCACTCCTGAATGTGATTGTCTAAATCTTCATACACATCCATCATGTTAAGTACGGCGCCCTCTAAAACAATTAAACTGCCCTCAGCCATGAATTGATCGTACTTGATCCTCATAGCAGCTGGCAGCTTCATTAAAGTTGTAGAGGTGATGTAGTTTCTCGTCTTAACGCCAAAGGAACCGTTTGGCAATGGAAATAGAAATGTAAAGGCACAGAAGTCATCGCCCTGCGACAAGTCTGCACCGAGGGAGCAAGGCATCTGCCAGAAATCCCTCTTTCGATGCGGAAGGGTTTCTTCATAAGTGAAGTAATAGGTGTAGCCCTCCATAGGCAGCCCAAATCTCTTTGCAAGAATATCGTTTCGGGCAGCTGGAGCTTTTTCAGCTCTTTCAACATCAAGTTGATAAGTTTCATAGCTTACGGTTTTTCCGAGATTCGGATTAGCCTTGAGCCACATTTCCGGATCTCCGACTTCGTCAATGGAATCAAGTTTGTACCACCATATCGAAACATGGGGATTGATGTAGTCGCCCTTAAGGATGTCCATCAACTCCATTTTGATGGTGTCGCCACTTCCATTACGAACTGTACCTTCCGAGCTGATTGCAACGATGATGTAGTCATTCACCTTGGATGCACCCTGCTCAATGGCACCGATAACATCCTCTCGAATGTCACCGGAAAGCCACTCATCAACAGTCGCAACCTTGATCTGTAGACCCTGAAGCTTATTGATGCTCATAGGTCTGACCTCAAGAAGCGAACCAGTCAGGAAGTTTTCAACGCCCTTTTTTGTAGAAGCTAACTTTGTGCGATTCGCTTTGGAACCAGTTGTGTTTTGTAAAGAGCCTTCTGTCAGGAACTGAAACAGCGGTCCTCTCGAACGGGTGATAGCGGTACGAAGAGGGGACATAACTTCCTCAGCTTGCTTCATTGTAGGTGCGGTCGTGATCTGATGAGTGGTAGATGTATCAACATTCAGGAAGTAACCTTGCAGAGTCGAGCCATACATTGATTTTGCGGCACCTCGCGCAACGATCAAATACTGCTTGTTGATTAACCGCTTTTTTACATTCTTACGAACATAATGCCCGCCATGACCATCGGGATTCGGCTGATAAACACTTCGTTCAACAAAGTAATACCATCCAAAAATCTGTTCACCCCATAGCTTGAACGTATCCAGCAAAGAAAGATCAGACCCATCGGTAAGAGTCAGCTCCGCCTCGCAATAAGCGATCCATCCTTCAACTGCCTGGTCGTCATAGTAGACACCGGGGTTGGCGATAAGGTCGTCAATACGGTTCATCTCCATGGAGATTTCTTTGTTTACCGGGATTTCCCCTTGAAGAACGGCATCACGAAACATGCCGTAATATTTGGGGACGGCAGTGTTTGATAACGCCATAAACCATCGATCTCCTTTTACTTTTTGCTAAGGCCACTGATGATTTTCTTAATCTTATCGTAGTTGTTGTAAAGCGTAATCGCTGTGGTGGTGGCAGTTGCTATTCCCGTTGCAGTTTTCATCGTTTTGGAAACAAATTCCCTACCGCGATTAACATCATTGCTAGACAACTGCTTATACTGTCGCTCCATTTGCAGACGATTGAGACGGCTGCGAAGCTCAGCGTCGCTCATGCTTTTTACGCTTTTGCCACTATGGGCTCTTTTATAATCATCATGGCTTGGTTCTCTGGAAGCGTTTTCCCTTGCTCTTCTTTTTCCTGCGGCTGTTCTAGATCCGTCTTGATTCTGAAATCTCCTAACGCCCCATTTCATTCCTTTGATACCATGATGAGAAAGCGAAGTATTATCCATTTTGAATTTCTCCTTTCTCTGCTGGTTTCGGGTCGACAGAAACATTGATCCTCCACTCAAGCTCGTTTATCTGTCTGTTGATAGACTCGATAACTGCTGAACTAAGCGGAGGATCAAAAGCCAACCGAACCTTTAGATAAATGTAAGTTTTAACAAACTCAAGACGGAAATCATCTTGCAGAAATTCAGACCATTCGGCGCTGTCATCTTCGATACGGAATCCCTCAGCAGGACCGACACCAAGTTGAGTAAGAACAGAAAATACCGAATTGATATGCATGATGATATCCTGGTCAAAGTGCTCGTATTCTTCTGTAATTCCGAGTAGTTTTTTAATCGATGTCAGTATGCTGTCCATATCGAATTACCTCACTCTCTAACGGCAATGAATTTCTTCATGCAAAAGCCTTCGATACCGGCAACTGTACAGACCGCATACCAATCATCATTGGAATTTGCCATGTCGATTTTCAGCTCGTCAAGAGCCTTTGCTTCCGCGATTACATTTGAATCGGCAGAAGCTTTTTCTCGGATATTCAGCGACAGACAATTAACCACTACGCCAATAAGACCGTCGCAGACATCGTTGCCATCTCCGGAAACTCCGTCGGGATTTTCCATATCAACATCTTCATACATCGTGCTCATAAAATGTACTCCTTTCAATTTTTTCGCCAAGGGCAAGTATCATTGTGGCTCCTTTGAATCGGTTTTAAGATAAGGATACTTTCGTCTCCGTAGTGGATAGCGTTATGTGTTTTTAGCTGCGTGCATATCACATTTTCCAAATCAAAGACGCAAGGATTTCGATTTATGATATCCTCATAAGTAATCGGATTGATGTGGTGTATTAGTACCGGTCCAAATATTTCATGGTCGGCAATTCCCAAATCGCACCCATTATCTCGAATGATAACGTCGTCTCTAAAACTCAGCCATTCGCTGGAATGATAAAATTCTTGATTAAGCCACCTTTGAAAACCGAAAGTAGCTTCACCAATTTTCCCATCCAACTTCAGATAACGGAATCGTTTCTCAAATGTCGGAAGAGATATCAGTTCCGTATAAGTTCTAACACTCATCTTCATCGCCCCCGGCACCAGAATAATGACGCATAGCGTTAAGAGCATTGGTGTAGAGTTCTTCGACACGTTTTGCGGATTGAAGGTTTTGTGTTTTGGCCTCGATAAGCTCTTTCTGCTTCTCAAGAATTTCTTTTTCTATCTTTTCCTTAGTCGAACCAAGTTTCAGATAATGAGTAATAACCTGAGAAGAAGCAGTTCCTTCTCTTAACTGCTTTTCAGCAAGATCAACGGCCAAAGAAACCAATTGATTTTCTCTAGCCTCCGGAGATAAAGCCGGTCTCATCTTTCTTGACGACTCAGAAGAGCTTGCAGCTTTACCTTTTGGCATCCTTACTGCCTCCTCTCTGTTTGTTGCCATGTACTATTTGTTTTGCAAGTACCTGTTTCGCATAGGTTTTGATACAGTATTTGAGAGAACTTACAGAGCTGGCTTCCATCAATCACCGAAAAGAGAAAAACATGAAAGGAAGAAGGAGGAGCACATGAAGAAAAGCTGCCAC